ACCCTTCCCGGCTGGCGCATCGATTCTCTGGACGGCGTAAAGATATGGCGCAGTCACCGAGACCAGCTGATCAAGCGCGGGCTCTTGGAGCAATCAGGGGAAGGCCGCTCGGCTATGTTCCGCATCACCGACGCCGGCCGCCAAGCCCTCCAACCCCCGGAGCCCAGCCATGGATGATGTAGATATCGGGGGAGTGGTGGAGCGGGCCCGGAAGCTTGGCGAGGACTATTTGTCAGCCAGCGTCGTTCTGGCGGAGCGCGGCAACACCGATGCGGCCCAAGAGGTTGCGGGACATGCGGCGGACATCTTAGCCCTACTCGCCCACGTTGCCCAGCAACGGGAAGAGATAAAGCGCCGAGAAGAAATGCTCACCGAGACCGTTCGGCGCTCAGACGCATGGCGAGCCCAAGTCGATGAACACGCGGAAACGATCCGATCCCTCCAATCCCTCCTCAAGTCCAGGGACGAGGAGATCGAACGTCTAACCGACCTTCTGGAGGAAATGCAGGATTCTGTCTCCGCTAAGGTGGCCGCCGGGACTAAGGATGCAGTGCAGCGCGCGGAGATCGCCGAGCGTGAGTGGGCTGCGTCCAAGGAGCGTCTCGCCTCCCTGGTGGAGGCTTGTAGGCCGTTCGTGGATGTCGGGAAGAGGTTCTTGTGGCGATACGAGGACTCGGCCGAGGCTCTGTGCTGGGCCAGCCCAGATGGCGGAGACCTCATGCTCTCGGACTTCCGCAGAATAGCCGATGCGGTTGCAGAGATCGATATGACAGACAGCGCTAGCCATAGCGGACGCGGGTCCCCTCCCGCGCCGTCCCCACAAGCCAGCCAAGCTGGAAAGGAACGCGACCCAACGCGCCTGCCGTGTCGCGATCTGACCGACGACGAACTAAACGCCGAGGAAAAGCGAGTGGGCGGCGCTTGGGACGATTTTATAGAGCAGACCCGCGACCCTAATTACGAGGGCCACGCAGGCTCTCCGGGCGAGTGGATGGACGAACGCCTGTGTGAGATCGCCACCGAACAGGATCGCCGACGCATCAAAGGAAAATCCGATGACTGACACCCAACCCCAGCCCACAAGGCGCTCTGTCCCTCCTATCCCCGTGTGCGAGTCGTGCGGGGGCCTGATATTCATGGAGGGGAACACCAAGCGCCTGCGCGACGAAAAGGGCCACTTCACGGGAAAGTGCCGCCATCATGTGTGCCCTGAGCCAGCGTCAACCTTTAGGCCGATGTCGGGGCGCTTCGACATTCCGCCAAGCCCGATGCCCCCGCGCTATCACGCAAAGCCCAAGCGCAAGACAGACTGGACCTCCATCACTGTGATAGCCATCTGCATTGTGGTCCTGGCGGCTCTGGGGGTTGCTGAGGGATGGGTGCCGCTGTGAGTGCCGACTACGAACTACGCACACAAGCCGGAGCCCTTCTCGCGACCAGCCCAGACAAGGCAATCGCCCTGGCCAAGGCTGAGGAACTGAAGGAATCCTTCGACCGGGTTGTGGTCGAGCGTGTCGTTGTCGTGGAGCGCAGAACCCTCGTCGGAGAGTTCCTTTCCGAGCGGGCTAAGGCTGAAGCGGAAAGGGCGGCGTGATGCGCGAGCGACCGATCCTCTTTTCTGCGCCTATGGTCCGAGCCCTGCTTGGTGGTCGCAAGACGCAGACGCGGCGCATCATGAAGCCTCAAATCCGCGTCGTGCGCGAGTGGGAATGGTATTGGGACGCACCCCGCAAAGGCTTTGGTTCTGCCGGAGCTAATGTGCGCCCTCAGGACGGCATTGGGCTTTCCCATTTCTGCCCCTACGGCCAGCCCGGCGACCGTCTCTGGGTTCGCGAAACTCTCCGCCGAGCACCAGACCTGTGGACATACGCAGCCGATGGCGCGGAAGTTGGCTGGCCTGGACGCCACGATCTAGCGGGTAAAAACCGAGATACCATCGTCTCCATCCACATGCCTCGCGTGGCGAGTCGCATCACGCTGGAGATCACCGAGGTCAGGGTTCAGCGCCTAGACGAAATCAGCGAAGAGGACGCCACAGAGGAGGGTTCAAAAGAGCCTTCCCTTGTCCCCATCATTGGAGCGTGCTGGTCTGAGCGCGATGCTTACGCGAAGCTTTGGGAGCACATCAACGGCCCCGGCTCATGGGAAGCCAATCCGTTCGTCTGGACCGTGTCGTTCAAGCGCGTCGAAAAAGAGCGTCAGGAGGCGTATTGATGGCCGACCGGGAGCCGCCTCAATGGAGCACAGGCAGGCCGCCGAAGTCCGGTATCTACATCGGCTTCAGCGACCACCCAGAGCGATCCGACAAAGCGGGTGTCTACCGATGGGATGGCGCAACCTTCCAGCATGTAAGCGGCTGGTTTGATCACGCCATCACGCATTGGATGGAGACGGACTTTCCCAACGAGCCTACGCAGCCGTAAACGTCACACTCGCCGTTCCCGTCGCTCCAGTGGAGTCCGTAGCCGTAACCTCAAGGGTATCGGTTCCGGCGGTCGTCGGGGCATTGAAGAGGCCATCCGAGGTCAGCGAGGAACCCGTGCTGAACGGCGAGGACGTGCTGAAGGTGTACGGAGCCGTCCCGCCGGAAGCGACGAGCTGAGTGGACGGCATAGAGCCCACAGCGGCGTCAATGGTGGTCGGGGTGATGGTGATGGCGACGGGAACGGACGCGAGGGCCGCAATAGCCTTCGCAGCATCAGCCGTGGCGCTCGCGGAGGCCGTCAGGGCATCCACTTGCGGGGTAAAGTCGGCCGGCGCTCCCGCGCCCGAGTTCTGAAGATCGGTCACGGCCTTAGTGAGGGCGGCAGTTGCGTCCGTCTGGGCTTTGACGGCGGCAGTGAGGTCGGCGGCGCTTTTGGTCATGGCTGGGATTCCGTGTTCATAGAGGAAAGCGAGGACGGTTTCGAGGCGGGAAGTCTCTAGGCGAGGACGGCGACCGAACATATCATCGGCGCTCAGGTTTTTGCAGCAGCATCAAGATCGGCTTCGGCCTTCGTGAGATCGGCATTCGCGGCAGCCACCATGGAGGCCAAGGCGGTATCCACCGAGGCTTGATCCTCCAGAGAACTCGTGGATTTGATATCGGTTGCGAGCTGCATCCCAACCGGGATCAGGCTGGTGATCAGGTTCAGGAGTTGAACGATAGCGGCGGGGTTCATTTGGAGGCTCCAGTGGTAATGGTGATGATGTCGGCAGCCAAAGCCGTCACCGAGGCAATCTCCACCGCGATGTTCGCCGAGTGGTTCGCCAGGTAGATCGTGTTGGCGTCGTTCAGAGCCGCCTGGGCTTGCTTCAGGTCCGCCGAGACGGTCGCAGCCGTTTGACCATGTAGCAGCCCGCTCTTGGCCGCAGCATCAGCCGCATCAGCCGCGCCCTTGAGGGCCGCAGCAGCGTCCGTAAGGCCCTTTCCGGCAGTGATGGAGGCGTTGCCGCCGCCGAGGGTGGAGCACGCTCCTAGGGCCATGCAGAGTCCGAGGACGGGGAGGATTTTTGTCATTGGTCTTGTCCTTGCGATGGGGCGTTGGTGTTCCAAAGGGCCACTTCCGCAGTTCGGCGACGAACGAGGCCATTCTCTTTCACGGCCACGCCATTGACGTGCCCATAAACCCACTTTGGAAACTCAAGAACGGCTTCATCCAGATCATCCATCTTGATAAGATGGCAAAGAGTCGATGCAGCGAAGTTGCCGACGCCGGCATTGTACGCAAAATCTATGACGGCTCCATATTGGCAGGCATCTAGGTTATTCACGGCCACACCAAGCGTATCGCATACCGCCTGCGCAATAGTTCCGAGGTCCTTCAGGGCAAGCGCTTCCGCCGCCGCCGCATCTAGCGTGGCGGACCAGAGAGGGTCTGTAGGGCCGTCAAGCTTGTGACTCCACCCAATTTCCCAATTGCCGACCGGATCACGCGTTCGCCGGGGCTCGAATTGGCCAGCGCTCCCTTCGAACTGGTGGATAATATCCAGCACTTGCACGGGAACCGGGCGCGGGTTCATCCTGCCATCTTCGAAACGAGGAAATACGCCAGCCCAGCAAGGAGAGTTGCTCCAAGCCCAATAGCCACGATGTAAATCCATTCTGGGAACAGATGCGGCTTGGGGCGTAGGCGTGGCATGGTTAGGCAGTCGTGGTAGTGATCTTGGGCGGAACGCCTGCCGTCGCTACCGTGGTAGTAGTCGAGGGCGTCTCGCCCTGCTTGATCACGGCGGCGGATTGGGCGGTCATCACGTCAGTGCCACCCTTTGTGCCTCCGAAAAGGTGATTCCCGATCAGGACCAGCACGCCAACAATAGCCGTGATGAACTGCATGTACGAGGCGTTTGCCAGCAGCTTAGGATTCGTCTGGATCATCACTAGGATGTAGATCACCAACCCGAACGTCCCCACGATGAACATGAAGCGGTTGCTCGTCGGAAGGCGGCTGATGATGGCGGCTCGGATCGACGGTTCCTCCGGGATTGGCGCCAATGGCTGAAGCGGAGGGTAATCAGTCATTCTCGCCCCTCAAGCAGGCGCTCACGGATGATGCGGCGGATGGCTTGCGGGCGCGAGAGTACACTATCCGCCGCGTCTCGCCAATTATCCAGCGCCACCTTTTCTTCCGGGTGACGGCTGCACACGAGCCGCGATGGCAGAGGTTTCCACGCCCCAGACCCGCATGTGGCAGGCCCAAGCGGAACTATAGCAGGCGCGGGTGCGAGCGCCCAGATTGCTCCGGGCGCTCGCCCGCTATGCCTTGAAGCGACGATAGCCGTGGCGCCGGCGCCAGACCCAGCGGGTTCGGCTCAGGCGCGGTCGATGACGGTGGAAGTTCATGGAAATGGTCCGTCAAAACCGTTGATGACGTGACCGCGCCGTGAGAGAATCCAAGCTCCTGCGAAGGAAGCCAGACGCGTTCACGACGCGGCCGGTTAGACGCCTCGGCCCCCTGAATCAGGGCCGGGGCGTTTTGCTGTTTAGGGTCATGGCGACATGAGGCGACTCCATCAGGTGAGCGATGGGGAGAGGTTGATCGCGACGAATTTCGCCGTCTAATTCGCCTTGGATTTCGCCAGAATTTCGCCGAACTTTTTGGCGAAATATTGAAAACATTGAATAAAATTCAATTAGTTTCGCCAATGATGGTCCCTATTTCGCCGACTTGGGCTTCGGACCCGTCTTTTGTTTGCCCCGGACGGCCCGCATTCTGACGCGAGTCACGCTGTGTTCGGGCAGACATTGGGCAAAATGAGCGACCATGTCATCGTCGGTGCGATGCACTGGCTCGCGAACGGTTTTGTAGAGTTCCCACCAAGCATTTAATGTGGTCGCGCTAACCGGCGGCTTGGATGTCGAATTCTTTGGCTCAGAGAAAGGGGGAGCCAAGATGTCCGGCGGAGGCGGGGGGATCGACGAAGGTTTATAGCCGTAGACCATCGGCACGGTGGGGACTGTAGGCGCGCTGCCGAGCTGAAGGGCGAGCCCCTCGATTCCTACTGGATCAAGCCTTACTCCGGTTAGTTCCCGGTCACCCCCGGTACTGCGAAGCTGAAATCCCCCACCAGCGACACGCCCCGTCCCTTTGGGAGCCACAATGGTGATGGAGCCCAAGTCCCAAAACCGCTGTTCGGCCTGATCAATCCAGTCTCCCGATTCCAACAGGACATAGGAGCCGACCTGGCTTGATGGCTGGCCGGCGCTCACCTCGAACACGCGATGTGCAGCCGCCCTTATGGCGCCGGAGCGTATGCCCGCCTCTAGCGCATCGACGACTGTCGAGGCGGAGACTGGCCGCAGGCGTTCGATGGCCGCCCTGGGCGGAATCCACGCCTCGTACTCTTCGACCGGAATGCCATCTGCCATGGCCCCGGGAGGCTTCGGCGCCGAGGACCCTGAGTCAAGTATATTGTTACCGTCACATTAATGACTCCGAGGATGCGGGCTGGACAGCCGATGTGCGACGGAGGTTCCGGGATCGCCTCGTCAGCCAGCTGAAAGGTCGCCGCCCTTACTGCGGCTTCCCGTCAGCAATGTTCGGGCAGAAGAACACCTGACCGGGAAATTCCGAGACGCCCTTGAAAGCCTTATTCCACACAAGGCCGTTGATGCGCTGTTGCCAGACTAAGGATTTGCAATATTCGTCTATGCTCGCCCTGAGCTGCGTATCGATCTCGGTCTGACTGTCCTCAATCTTGGCGATCTCGACTTCGTTCGTCTGCGCTTGGGTTTCCACCCGCGCTAGGCGACGACTGATTTCGGAGTTCTCGTTGGTCAGCGACGTCACCTGATTGGAAAGCCCATTGACCTGCAACAGGAACGTGATTAGGCCGCCGATGACCAGAAATCCCAGCGTTCCGAATGAGGCCCACGTTTGCCACTTGGCCGAGCCGTTCCCATTGGACGGGGCCATATCATCCGCCCCCCAGATGGCTCAGGATCGTCTTGGCGAAGGCCCCGATGAGAATGCCGCCGCCGCAGATCGCGCCACGAAGCCACCAGCGGTCACGGACCAATCCCCTAATCGCTTCGTCCCAATCCCCGCCACGCCGCTTTAGCTCCGCGACCTCTGCCAGCAGTGTCCCCAGGTCGCGCTCTGCGGTCATGGAGGGCGCTAACGGAGCGCACGCCGAGAATCAGGCACACGATAGAGCCGATCAAGCAGCCGAGCCCCCAGAATAGCGACACCCCAAATCCCCGGCATGGCGACAAAACACAGTTCTAGCGTAGCAAGAAGCCTGCCCGTTTGCACGTACCGTAGGTAGACGTGATACAGCGCCCAATCGTAGCGTTCATTCCGATGGGGCAGCCAGCTGAGCCAGAGCGCGACCTGCAAGACGAGCCCCCCCATGAGACACGCGGACAAGCCATATGCCCACCAAGCCCTGCGCCCCTGTCGGATGGCTGCGACGGCCCCAAACAGGAGGAACAGATCAACCCCCGCTTCCGTCGCCCAACGCCACGGACGGTCCAGCGTAAGCCCTAGGACCATGGACAGGACCTGGCCGAACATCAAACCTGCCGATAGCCACATGGCGCTACAGTTGCGACCAAGCGGTCTATCGACAAGTGCGTTCAGGGCCAGAACCCCGACGTCAACAGCTAAGAATCCTAAAGCCACGCCGTCCATAACGGATGGGATACCTAGTCGTTTCCGTGGGGCGGTGGCGGATCGCCAGAGCCAGAGTCATCCGGCTTCGGCCCAGGATGCGGAACCGGCTCAGGAACCGGATGCGGAGGGAATTCCTCGGGAACGTGAGTCTCGGACATAGCTCGCTCCATGTTTCAGCCGGAAGATAGCGGAAACGTCCTAGCGTTGCTAGGGGCGCAACCTATCGGGAGCGTGGCCGTTGAGAGAGCATGGGACTCATCGAACTCATCATCGTGCTGGCCGTCCTCGGATGCGCTTGGATGCTATTCAACCGTTACGTTCCGGCGCCAGAGCCGGTGAAAACAATCGTGGGCGTCGTCGTGGCAGTCGTGATGATCGTGATCCTGCTTCAGTGGCTATTGCCGTTCGCGGGTCTTCACGGGCGGCTCTAGTCGGCCACAGACTGCTATTGCGCTAACCCCGCACCAGCCGGACAATCCCCACGATCAAGAGGCCCCAGAGTGCCGCGCTCGAAGTCCCGGCTATGAGCCATGTTCGGAGGGGAATGGTCACCTGTTGGGTCATGGGATCACCCGGATATTGTACGTGGTCGCCGTAGGCGTTCCGGCGACCGCAGCACAAACTCTGGCGGTGACAACCCCAGTGGACGAAACGAATGCTTGCCAGTAGTTACCCGCACCAGGGTCGGCTACCGGGGTAGCCTCTACTGCCATTGCCGTTGTGGCGCCTGTGATATTGACCGTGGTCGAGGCGCATGCCCCGGCGAGCAACGCGCCGCCTCCGATGCTGCTGGAGACGCCGGAAAGTGTGGCGTTCACGGTCGAGCAGTTCCACTGAAAGACGGTGCCGAGGCTGTTAGATTGCCCGGCATAGCAGTTGATGTTCTGACCAGGGATCAGGGTCTGGGTTGTGATGCCTGTGAGGCCGTTGAAGGTCTGCGTTCCATCGGTCGCCAGCGTGAGGTTGACCGCCCCGGAATTGGTGATGTCGAACTGGAGCCCGAGGTTGTTGTTGTTGACCGCCGTGTTGATGATCGTCGGAAGCGTCCAGGTGCAGCTCCCAGACGCCGGAATGGCCGTCAGGATGCCCGCACCGTTCCCTGCCGAGACCGTGAGATTGCAGGTCGCGTTGGCGATTTGAGTGCGCTGAGAAAATCCACCCAAAATGTTCGTGGGAGCCCAGTGCGAGAACGTGCCGAAGTTGGCCTCGACTTCCTGCGTTTGCCCAGTCGCTGCCTGGAAGATGCTGATACCACCCGTCCCATTGGTAGTATTTTCTTGGACGCCTTGGCAGGATTGCTGGACAATCAGGCCAAGTGAATTCGGGCATTTGTCGCTGCCCGTGCTGGTGACATCAAACGAACCTGCAGACAGGAGACCGCCGTAGGTGTTACCGCCGCCACCGTTGCGGGCGATCATCGCTCCGCCGGGCGATCCACCAAAATTGAGATAGGTGTTGTAGGTTTGGTCAAGGGCGATAACAGTACCGGAGCCCTCCAAATCAAGACCTGTATAGGTGTCGCCAGGGTGCAGGCCGCCGCCTTCGAGAGACAGGCCGGGAAAGCCGTCGAGAGCGAAGGTCAAGGCTGTCGTGCCGGTGGAGGAAATCGGAGTCGCCTCAGCGTAGTTGGCCAGCTGCACGGTGCCGGAGCCGGACGCACCACTGACGCTGGTCACCACGTAGTGGCGATTGATCGTCAGGCCGTCCGCTGTGGATGTCGGATGCATCCACATGCCGACGCCCCACTTGGTGAGGTCGGAAACTGGCCAGTTTGGTGACCCGTTACTTGGGGTTACACTTAGTGAATAAGGTACAAAACCTTTATTATCTTGAAGACCTGAAGAAATAATGCCACCAAAAACACTGCCGACAGTTGCAATTGACCGCCAGCCACGCAGATTATTGCAGAAGTCATTCCAGGCATAGACATTCCCGGCGCTATAGAAGTCGGTCGGGATGTCACCTTCAAGGATACCGCAGCCATTCGGGCCGCCGTTACGGATGACGTTGCCCGACAACCAGAGCCCGACCATGTTCTCGAAGTTATAGCCTACGTCGGTCATGCCGATGATGACATTGTTCAGGATATGGCTATTCGCCAAGCCCGGGTTGTTGGTCGCGCCAATGTCAAATGCGCGGGTGAAATTGCTGAACCCGCAATTGTGGACGTTGAAATTTACAATCCAGTTTGTGAACGCTCCCGGCGAGCCGAGAGGCGTGTTGTTGCCCGTGAAGGCCGCGAAGGTCCCGTCGCCGGACAGCACGGTCCCATTGCCCGCTCCTCCGACGAAGGACAGGGAGTCGTAGATCGATTGCGTTGCGCCCTGGATCAGTGGTGTGACACAATTCACGGTCACATTGCTTAGCACCGGGAGCGCGGAGGCCAGAGTTACAGGCCCGTTGGGCATATTGATGATGTAGGCGCGACCCGGATTGGCAGCGGCCGTCGTAAAGGCCGCTCGCACCGCTACGTCCGTAAGCCCATTCACGTTTACGACCGCTGGCTGAACGAAGGGCGCGGGCGGCGGAATCCATGGAACGCTGGCAATCGCTGGACCAGCAAGCGCCCACAGTGCCGCAATCGCGAGGAGAATGTGCTTCATGGCTCAGTTCCCCGTGAAGCTGATGGTGTCGGTGGTGGACGCCGCGCTGATGATGTAAATGGCGTTCAGGTTGGACACTCCGTAGGAAATGGAAGTGCCGGGAACCAACTGGTATCCGGTTGATGTCGTGACCCCTGATGGGCCGACATAGATCGTCGCGCTATTCGTGCTGGGCGCGGTAATGACGATGCCATTGACCAGCGCCTTCGTCGGAAGGGCTGCGGCCGAGGTCGTGACGGTCTGCTGGTTGGAGTAGACGGTGGAGGGATTTGCCGCACCACACCCCGTCGTACAATATACCGCTACACCGTTTGTAGGGTCTACCGGGGCGGTGCTGGAGCCGGATAGATTGCCAATCGCCGTGACCGGAACAGCTTGGGCCGCGCTCGATAGCGCCAGGGCCAAGGCCGCTCCCGCAAAGATGGTTTTAGACAGCCGCATTATCCGCCCCTATGACACCAGAGTTCCGCTGAACAGGCTACTCCAGACGCCGTCCCCAGCTCCATGATAAATCCCAACGTTCTTGGAACCGCTTCCGCCGCTGACCGCAAGCTGGACCCTCGCCACGTCCCCTACCGCCATGGGCAAGAGCGCCGCAACCTGTAGGGCCGCATTCCCCGCTCCATCCAGGTTCGCTATGCCGCTGGACCTGACAATGGTATTCTGGGTCGTGGCGATCTGGAGAACCGCCGTGGCGTGACCCGTCATGCTCGTCGCGGTGACGATAGCCTCGAAGTTGTAGTTGCCGGCCAGGGGGGCAGTGAATATCCCGTTCGCCGGATTGTAAGCCCCGGAGTTGGTAAGCGCGGTGTCAAAGATCACCGTCTGAACCGTCCCGTCCCCGGTCTGATTGGTCTGGTCCGCGCTCATTCTCGCCGAGAACACACAGGACCCGGAAAGCAGGTTGTCCACCGTCCAGATTGGAGTCGTCGGCGGGTCGGTGTCGGTTGGGGAGGTGAAGACCAGCTTATAGGCAATGCCGGTCGGAATCCATATGCCAACGCTGGCTCCGAAGGAGTTTTGGGGCTCGCCGCGCGCATTAAGCACGATGGGGTTGGTTTGGGCAGTACTTCCGGTTGAGTCGGTGTATGTTGTTATCTTTGTGGTTGTGGCCGCCGCGTAGATAAACAGCTTTCCGCCCAAGGCTGGCACGCCGTTGATAAAGAAATCTTGTACGGCGACGAGGCTTAAGGCTGGCATTACACCCCCGCTTCCATTTGGAGGGCATACCCATGCCGGTGGAGATCATCTAGCACAGCCACGATTTTGTCCCCGCCATCCGTTCTGAACTCCATGTCGCAGAAGCGGACCGCCTTCACAGCCTTATACGCCTTTGCCTTGGCCTTTTCGACCGTTGTTCCGACACCAGTAGCGACGCAGACCATTTCCCCCGCCGTCTGATAGGTCATGTCCTCTGCAACCTTATCACCCCTCATGACCGGCCCCTTGGCGCGCATCATCATGGCTGGGTGGATTTGATCGCGGACATCGTCAATCCCGCTCACGGGATTGCCATCAACGCACTCGGGCTTGCCGTTGAACTGAGGCCACGGTGGCTGGGCGAGAACCACGCCCATAGACGGCCTGTAGTCCACAGACAGCGAGTCCTTGCCATCCAGCAAATCTCGCATCCACTGAACCGGGTCCCCCTTGTGCGTCGCCGTCTGCAAATAGAACGCGGGCCACCCCAAGCGCTGGGTTAGCTCAAACGGCCACGCCTTCCCCTTCTTGTCGATGCCACAGTTTATGGCAGTATCCCCGACATGCTTCAGCGCCACCATAACCGACTCTAGCGGCTTCAGCATCTCGTCGGACATCTTTTCTTCTTCCTCATACTGGCATAAAGTGATCATTTCTCCAGTATTCGGGCCGATTTCTTCGTTCATGAGCTTTTTATGCTCAAAGGCTATTTGTGGTGTATTTATAAAACCTTCCGGTCCGCACCACATACTTACTCCCATCTCGCAATACATGTCGATTTTTTCTTGCAACATGCACTTTGAGTCGAGCCGCATTCCACGCGCCTTCTGGCGTCGGAGCCAGCCGACGAGTTCGGCCGGATCGTGAGCGATGAACGAAAGACTCTTGTCCTCTTCCGACCCCATCGTCTTGAAGACATACGGATCGTTGGCCTTCATGGCGAAGGCTTCGGCCTCGTCTAGGGTGTTGAACATCTGGTAGTGGGGAAGGTCCAGCCCGGCGGCCTGCATGACTTTCATGCCCGCTTCCCGGTCGATTTCAAGCTGGGCAGAAGCGTAGGACGGCCCGAAGACCGGATAACCAAAATCGCGCCACCGCTCCAGCTCGGCCAAAAACTTAGCGTTCCCGGTCGGAAGGATCAGTCCGTCCTTCCCGCACCACTTGAGGCTGGCCTGAAGGTCCGTGACGCGCTTCACGCCCTTGAAGCCATCGCCGATGGGGTGCTTGGTCTGCTGGAATAGCTGGACTTCGTGACCGGCCTCAACGCAACGGATTGCGAAGTCCAGACCGGCTAGTTCCGTATCGACGATGCAGACTTTGATGTCAGCCTCCCGCCATGCTAAGGAGGTGGGGGCGCCGCGTTGACGCGCGGCGCCCCCGATCAATCAGGCTTAGGAGAGCCCGATGACCAAGCCAACCCTTACCATTGAAGAGCGCTTCTGAAGCAAGGTTTCCAGCGCTGGCCCAAACGGGTGCTGGGAGTGGAGCGCCTATCGAAACAAGAGAAATTACGGGGTGTTTCGAATCGGGCCAGCTGGCCTCATGCTCGCCCATAGATATTCTTGGGAAAGGACGAAGGGGAATATTGCGGCTGGGTTGTGCATTTGCCACCGCTGTGACAATCCGCCGTGCGTAAACCCGGACCACTTGTTTCTTGGAACGCACGCGGACAACGTGGCCGACAGAGACGCCAAGGGGAGGCGACCGGCGCCCAAGGGCGTGGTTAATGGGATGGCGAAGCTGTCCGAAGACGATGTTCGGTACATTCGCAGTGTTCCGAAGAGGTACGGCAGGAACAAGGCGCTTGCCGAAAAATTCGGCGTCTCCACAGGCCAGATTTCCTACATTCTTCGCCGAAAAAATTGGGGCCATATCTAACGCATAATCCCATACGCGTGGTTTCCGAGAAAGCTGGCAACCAGGAATTCTACCAAGCACGCCCGCCTGTGCTGAACTTGGTATGGCCCCCAATCTCCAGGCTCAGCGCCGGGATCGTCGGCGGGGGCAATAAAACTCCGATCCCAGTCGTCCACCGCCTCTTGCGAGACGCCTTCTTTCCGACACAGCCAGAATTCGACAAGCTCATGGAGCGCTACCAGAAATGCCTGATCCTCTCCAGCATCCTCTGACGCGCGAATAGTCAGGTTGCCATCCGCGTCAACGATCCAGTCGCCGAGGGTGTCATACCTTTGCTCGCTGTGAGGGATGAACTCGATGACTATCCGCTTCACGGGGTTGGGCCTTGTTGGATGGGGGGCTGGGTGATTTGGCGGAGCATGTTGGGCTGTTGACGCTGGGCCAGGCCCCGCCTGGCAAGCTGCTTTTGGGCCAGGGATTCCAGACGAGCGCGGGCGAGGTTGTTGGCGGTCGGGGCTATGGCTCTATCCACCATGCCGCCGGCCATTCCGCCCACCACGGACCCAATGCCACCGCCCTCGATGATACCGGGAAGCCCTCCGCCATGAAGACCAAGCCCGGCTCCCGCCATGCCACCCAATGCAGCCCCAATCGACCGCGCATGGCCCCGGTTGGCTAGGTTCCTGCCGGCCGTTCCTGAGTCAGGGACCTTGTCGGGCAACACGCGCTGAGCGGCCCTTGTCAGGTCTTGGAACTTGGCCTTACCCCTCGCCACCATGGCGCGCTGAAGCCGCCCACCCTTGCCGAGCGATGTCATGAACTGACGAGGCGTGAACCGTCCATCAGCCGCCCTGGCGCCATAGGCTGCGTCCTCGATGGTCTTGTAGCTGGCCCACGCGGTGTTGAGCTTTTTCAGCTGGTCTCGGACTTGGGGCGCGGAGTGGCGCTCCAGTGAGCCCCGCAACTCGGACTGCACGTCCTCCAGCGCATCCCCCAGCTTCCGCTGGTAGGCGTCCGGCGAGTTCTTGTAGCCCTTGACCTCCTTGGACAAGAAGCTTTCCAAGTCCTTGAAGCCCTGACCTGTCAGCCCATCCTTGCCAAACGCAGGCTTGATGCGGCGATCCAAAATGCTATCGAACTCTTGCTGCTCTCGGCTGCCTTTGACCCCCGCCATGTGGCGCGCGTCATCGATGCCCTTGGTGAAGTCCTCATCCATCTTGGCGTTGAGTTCAGGCTTGATCTTCTCATAGCCCTGATTGAGCCGGGAGCGGACGGCCTCAACCCCGTCGTGCCCAACGGGACCATCCTTGGGATAGTCCTCGCCAATCTCTCCGAGGGTCTTCCGGTAGAGGGCGCGGTTGTAGTCCTCCATCGACTGACGAACACGCTCGTGGATGGCATGGCCTTGAAGCGGATCGCTGGAGCGCTTGCTTTCCAAGTCCCGCTCCAAGCCGCCTTGGATTTGACCCGGAGACATGCGGATACCGGCGTCGTGAAGCATCTTCACGTCTTGGGTATGGGGAGCCGAACGCAGGGCTTGGGTGGACGCCCTGAGCGCATTGGGGGTCGCCGCCTCGGCTATGGCGGACGTAGCCTTGGCCCCCACTCGGGCAGGAAGATTGGCCGCTCCGGTCTTTGGTCCTCCAAGCAGATATCCGGCCGCCATCTCAGCCGCATCCACGTCCGCCGGGTTCACACCTAGCGCCCCATGCAAAAAGCCCTTCAGAGCATTGTTGGGCGCCCCCAGAATATCGCCACTGATCCGATCCGCCGCCCCGGCCTTAACCGGATCGGTCTGGTACTTCGGAGGCGCAGCTCCGCCCAAATCTTCGAACCACGCCAGGGCCCTGTCCGTAACCGGAGCATCAGCCGGTAAGACCTGCTTTTTGTAGGGCTGCGGAGCATCGCCAGGGGCATAGGCAGTCTTCACGTCCGAGGCGATATTGCCGACGCCCTCCTTGGCCTCTTGGACACCCTGAGCACCCCCCCGCTTGGGAGGTGGCTTGGGCTTGGCGACGGGCTTCTCAAACTGTGAGAAATCCAATGGAGGCGGCGGGTTATCCTCCCCCGCATCCGCCAGTTTCACCGGCTGGATTTTCTCGGGCGTGAACGAGATGTGGGTATGGGCCGGCTCCTGGCCATGCGGAGCCTCAGGAAAGTCCGTAGCGAGCGTAGCGCCACTATCCAGCTTGGTCCCTTGGAGCTTCAACGCCACGTCTTGAGGCGACATACCAAGAACAGTCAGGTCCCACGCGCCGGGGCGTTCGGGGGTCCCCATGGAATGCTGCGATACGTCCCCCTTGGGGACCGTGCCCGCGCCTTCGGCCCGAAGCTCGTCCTCCCGCTCAGGGGGGCGGAACTTGCTTCCAAAATGCCACTTGCCCCGACCGAACTTTTTGTCGAGTAGGGAAGCGACCTCTTCCTCAGGGGGAAAGCCCTTGTCCGCGTCCTTGAACTGAGAGAAATCCAGGTCCGCCATCAGCGAGCGCCAGACAGGTCAACGCCATGATCACGTGCCCACTTACGCGCCTCCTCCTTGCGACTCGGAGGAAGGGATTCGAACTGCGAAATCTCAGTAGCCGATGGCTTGCGGAGCCCCCCTCCTCCAGAGCGGGCCGTCTGCTTCGCATCATCCGGGTGATTGCTCAGTAGTGACCGCGCGTTTGGCGAAAGCATGTCGCCGAAATTATCCAAGCCCGTCGATGTCTCATACTGACGCCGCAGTCCGTCCGCTTGGCCAGCGAGCAGTTTGTCTACGCTCTCGATAGCCCCCGAAAGCTGTTCAGGAGATGCCGCCCGATCCACGTTCTTGGCGAGGTTATCTCGCTCCTCAGCGCTACCGCCCACACCAGCCACGCCCTTGTGGACTTCTTGACTGACGATCTGACGGATAGCGTCAAAGTTGGTGGGAACGGGACTCCCGGTCTCTTGGGCAATGATCTTGGCAACGGCGTTGAATTTGGGGACATCGCCGTTCTTGAGCGCGGCTGCCGCCTCCTTGAGCGTTCCAAGGTGATCCATGGCGACATTGAGAAAGCGCACTTGGTCGCCCTGCTTGCCCACACCGAACGCAGCAGCCGACCGTGTCTTGCGCGTATAATCGGCGCTGATTTGCTCGATCTGGTCGGAGGTTAGGGGGCCCAATCCCTTGGCTTGGTTTTCCGATTGAGCCGCCTGGATCGCGCCGGCAATACCCCCCCGGACCTGCCCTGATTGAATCCGGGCCGCTCCCTGAGGTTGATAGGGCGCCCCATCGAGCGTCTGATAGTGCGGCCCCTTGTCCTTGGTCGGAGGAAACGCCCAGTACTGCTGGCCAGTTACAGGGTCGTTCTCCAAGGTCGGCTTGACGTTCTCGGCCCTCGCATCCGCAGCTTGGGGATTAAAGCCCGGCTCCTGCTTGATGATTGGCCCCGTAACGGGAATCTTCTCGTTGGTGTTGGGATCATAGACCGCACCCGTCTTATCCACGGTAACGGGCTTGCCGTTCATAGTGGCGGGCGTCCGCTCCTCCGTCAGCAACTTCTCCGCCTTAGCCGTTTCGCCCATCTCGGCGGCTTGGCGCTGGCGCTCCTCCGTAGTCATCGCCAGCTTTTGGCTGAGGGCCCTGAGGCCCGTCACAGGCATAGCCCCAACCCGCGCCCAATAGCCGTCTTGCCGCTCCTTGCTCCAAGGTTGGGAATAGACATAATCCTTCAGCGACGAGCGCAGGCCGTCCTCGGCGATCTTCGGATCAGTGTTTCCGCTAGCCATTTCGGCATCATAGGTATCGAGCCTAGACTGAAGCGTTTCGGAAGCCGCCTTCATCTCATCAACGGTAGCGACCGCCATGTCTCGCTTTGTGGTCACGGCACGTTGCTGGGCGAGCGACGCCTGGTCCGCCAGCTTGGCGGCAAGCTCCACACCCTGAGGCCCAACCTTGGAGATGGCGGCTAAGGTGTTGTTGGTGGCTAGGCCGGTCTTATCGTCCACAGCCCCCGGCTGGGCGAGGATGGCCCTCAGGGCGTTATCAACCCCCATCTGCTGTTGCGCCTGCTTGATCTGAAGCGCACGCGCATAGATGGCCCCAACGTCAAGTTGGGGCGTCTGGACCTGAAGGGAGATTTCTGGATCGACTGCCAAGGCTAGACGAGCCCCACATAGGAGTCAGGAATCCCGGTCCCCTGAGAGCCCGGAACGCCGCCGAAGTTGGCGTAGGGGTTGCTCCCGCCCTGCAACAGCGAAGCCAAGAGGAAGTTGCTGCTGAGACCGTTGAGACCAGACCCAATGGCATTGGCAGAGCCCACCGTGCCGGCCGCCTGAGCCGCCGCTCCGCCCGTTAGGAGATTGGCGATATTGGACCCGGTTCCGAGGCTGAGCTGGCCCTGGCCCGCAGCCGCACTCTCTCCAAGACCCGCGAGGCTAAGATAGTTCTGAACCTGCTGCTGATAGGTCTGATCGGCTAGGCCGGTTCCATATGCTGTCAGGGCCTTGAGGGTATTGCCCCCATTGACCCCGCCCGTGGCCGTGGCCTTGTCCGTAATGCCTTGGAGGCCCTGTTGCAGGGCGAACTGATATCCAGGCGTGTTCTGGAGTGTGGTCAGCATGGTATTCTGACCAGACCCCCCCCCTGGCGCTCCGGCCGTTACGCCGGGGGCGGTCAGGCCCTCAGCCGACAGAGCGACCTGACTTGGCGTCTGGCCCCCAAGATAGTTCGGAATCTGCGCTGCGTTCGGGATGCCATACCGACCCGAGCTTTGATCCCAGACTTCGAGGGTCGGGTTCTGGCCCCCCGTGTTCAGCCACTCCGTGCCGGAGACCGGATTGGCGGGAGATGTTCCCCCTACAGTGACCGGAGACCCATTGACGTTCGTGGTGGCCGTGCCGGCAAACCCGCCCCCCGGCATGATGCCTGAGGCCACTCCCGTCGCCGCCCCCACACCAGCCCCGGCGGCGGTCGTGGAGGGAAGGCCCAACAGGGCGGAGAGTTGATTGGTGGCCGGAACTCCACCTTGGACGTAAGGCGCGAGATTGCCCTGCGTCTGTTGGAACATCTGAGATTGAAGCTGGGCGGCTTGGTTCGCGGCCTGAGACTGCGTGTTGGCTGCACTCTTGGACGCACTGGACCCAATCAGGGCGCTACCAACGCTCGCCGCTCCGCCAATGCCGGCCGCCAAGGCTGTAGGAACGCTAATGCTCGGCATGGTCTTCCCCAATCCACAGCGTGTAGGTTCGCTGCGTCAGCTTGGCCCCTTGGCGCTCGAAGAAGCGGCCGATGTTGGCTCCGCGCCCCTGTTCCCGATGGTGGGGGAACAGGCACTTCACGCCCTCTTGCGCCAAGTGATCGCGTGAGACCTGGAACATATCAAACGCCGCCCTCGGATGCCCTGGTGCAACATACCACGCTCCCATCAAAGCGATAAGTAGGCCCTTGCTTTCCACGTCGAGATGGACGTTCCATGTGTAGTAACCCACGAGCCGGTCTTTGATCCGGGCGGTGAAGATGCGCAGGACTCCCGCGTCTTGGATCAACTTCATCAAATCCTTGTCGATATCGAACTTCCGGTTCGGCTCAACGTCCCCATCCACCTCCTCGAAATGCGCCTCAGCTAAGGCCTGGACCTCTTGCCAAAGCTCATCCGACCAGGGCTCAATGTTGATCTCGTATCGACTCGACACGCCGCCTCACTTCCGCCTTCAGGACCTCGATCCTATCGCGATTTTCGGCCACGCGCGACAATTGCCAAGCCAAGTCGATCTGGACGTTGGTGTGCTCCATCTTCTGCCACCAGGCATAGGACAGGGGCTTTCCAGTGCAGAACTTATGTAGGGCGTCGCATCCCTCGAACGTCCCGATAGCGGCTTGATCCACAAACAGAACACCGGGCTCCTTGGCAAGCATGAGCAAGTCCTGCGCCCGCGTCATGATCTCAACGTTGGTATCCCCAATCCCCTGCGCCTCAAGGCTACGGATCACTTGGGCCGGCGACCTCCAGACCACGGCCAGCTTGATACCCGGAATCTCCTGACGGATCAGTGGCCAAGCGAAGGCGGCTCCGGTCTCCACCGTGCCGCCCTGCGCCCAGAGCCGAGAGATAAAATCCTCGGGCGTCTCGCATTCAACCCCGATATCATGTCCGCAGACTAAGCCTCCTTGGCTGAGCAGGGCGCTTAGCCATGTCGAGCGGCTTCTCGGGAGGCTAAGCACGCAAAATGGATTAGGCACGGCGGGCAAAGAGCGAGGATGACGTGAGGGTGTAGGTCAGGACATCAAGCACAAAATCCAATCGATAGCTGACTGAACCCGTTGAGGCTTCCGAGAAGTTGACCCCCGACCATGTGCTTGTGCTCGTGTCGGCTATGACCGCGATCCATCCATTCTGACCAGCCGGCGTATAGTTGGGATAGGACGATACCTGTAGCGTCCCTGTGAAAACCGTAGTCTCGACGCCAGAGATGATCTGCTGGACCCGGTAGTTGCCATTATCGGCGAGGAAGGTGGAAGAAGCTTGGCTTCCCGCGAAGCTGATCGTGACACTTAGGTTTCCGGCAATGACGCTTGTCAGGTCAACCCGAGGGCCGTTCGTCCAGATCGGGGAGACGGTCGGGCCAGCCTGTGAGGTGGTTCCCGATTGAGCCCCCGCACTCCCTCCATTATCGGCAACCGTCAGGGCGTTGTTCGCCTGCGTGATGGCTGCCTGGGCTTGGGCTAGAGCGGCATTGATCTGGCTTACTTGGGTCTGAACGGAAGCCGCCGACGATTCCAGCGTGGTGGCGACCTGATCCCACCACCTGACGAATATCTGTGTCGCGCTCCCATTCTGATCGACCAGGGGCGTATTCAGGGTCAGCCGGGGCAGCTGGAGCGCCATCAGGCGATCTCCGCGCCCATGAAGGCCGGGACGAAGTTATCCGTTGATGACAGTTCGAACACTCGATCGGAGTTTAGTCCCCGACGAGTCGATCCTAGGCGAGGAAAATTCAGGTTGGTCATGGTCTCGCCCTGCATGCCGATAGCGGCGTATTGCTCGGCAGACCAGTTGTTGCCGTCATCAAAGCTCTGCCTTAGGACGACTTGCGGATTGGTTCCTACCGGGACTTGAACCCCCGTCTGACACTGGATATTCAGATAGTTGCACTTCTCAGTAGCATAGGCCGCCTCAGCCTGAGCCCTCCATGATCTAAGCCACTTCCTCGGTTGGCCATTATCAAGGAAGCTGTTCAGGTCAGCTGTGTAGATATTCGAGGAGTTGTTGTCCCCCATGTAGATGACGCCGCCCGATTGAGCAGCGCAGCTCACCGTGTAGGCCGTCAGGAGCCCATTATTGAACCCGGCCCGCTGATGCCAGACAGGGAACCGCATCAGGTCGCTTTCCTTCAGGTCGTTGACATAGGTCACGTTCCCGGTCGGAAAGGTCAGGACATAGAAGGAGTGTCCTTCCTGCGTGTACCCAAACGCAAAAGCATCCAAGACGGTGAAGTTGGTCATCTGGTAGTCGATAGCGTAGGTCGAGACCTCAACTGGCTGATAACCGTCGATCCGATAGACCCTAGGCCCTCCATCCTGCGTCTGCCCGAGGAATAGGACCCGGTCGCTCACCGTGACAATGGCCGACGCTGTCACTGCCCCAATCGCCGGGAAAATCCCAGCCAGGCGTTGATATACAAACCCATTAAGCCCCGCGTTGACATAGAAGCAGAGCGAGTTGACCTTGAAGACAATGACCTGATCATGGATAGCGACAAGCCCCACGACATTATCGTTATTCCCATCCTCTTCCGTGAAGTTGAGGCTTTGCCAGCTAGTCAGATCGCCTGAATCGCATTGCCAGATCGTCTGGGTTCCGGGCTGGGTCAGGAGACACAACGTGTCCTGATAGGCAGGCATCCCCACCGCGCCACTGAAGGGTAAGGTTACATTGGCCCAGCTCGATCCTCCCGGCGTCCACACCCATAGGCCCGTCGAGTCGAAGAACCCGATCTGCGTCTGGTTGGCCACGATGTAGGCTTGGCCCGTCGTGGTGCCGATATTCCCCAGATTGGTCCCGCTGCCATTGGCCTCGATTCGCACGGCCGTATTGCCCGAGATGACATAGAGCAGCCCCTCCACAACCCGCATCGCACGGATTGAGGGACCGCTCCCGATGCCATGCCAGAATGTCAGCCCGGGGCAGCCGAGGAAGCCGCCTGGAGCATGCCCCTCCTTGGTTTCGACAGTTTCCAAGTATAGATTGACCAGCCTCTGATCGGCAAGAGTCTTCGACCTAGACTGGTAAGCTGATCCCAGGAACGGCGTCCTTGCCATATCCGCCTAACCTAGCTGGTAGAGATCGCGGAGCCCGTCGAATCGGTATACACGTTGTAAGAAATCTCCGCATGACTTACAATTTCTGGATCATACAGCGCATAGTTCTCACGCTGGTTCGTGCGCTTGATAGCTCCGAGAGACCGCCGCGCGGTCTCGGGAATGACCGGGTCCATCTGCCCGTCGAGGAAGAAGGGCTTGGCAAGGACGGCGAGGTTGCTCCACATGGCGAGATTGTAGCCGGGGGGCAGGATGACCTGAGACGAGAGGCTGGAGAACTCCCCAAATTGGAGCATGGAGTCGAAGAACATCGTATAGGCGATGGTCGGGAAGGGGGTGATGTTGATTATCCCCAGGGGAAACTGAGGATCATAAAACATGATGTTGGGGAAATTCGAGGTGACGAGGTTGGATCGGTTGGCGTAGAGGTTCCACTTATCCCGAGGAACGACCTGGACGTTGTAGTTGTTGCCGTTCGAGTCCTGCACATAGGCCGTTCCTGGATCGGTCAGGATTTTCAGCGGGCGCGTGGTATTGATTTGGCCACCCGGTCCAATGGTATAGGACGCCTGACCAGGAACTAGTGGGAAAGACTGCTCAAGGACCTCGTAACAGATGAGGCTGTAGTTGGACCATTCGTCCATCATGTCATTGAGCAGGGAGAGGAGAAGTTCCCCGTCCGCATCTGTCAGGGGACTGCGCGCTCCATAGGCCCCCGTAGCCTGAACGGCCTTCTGGCAGATATCTCCAGCCGTCGTAATCGCCATGGCTTCCTCGCCCCCGCCCCCAAAGGGGCTGTCTCCAAATGTGAACTCGCCGAACCCGGAGCCCATCTATTCCACCAGATAGCACGAGAGGGTGGTCGCGCCGTTTCCTCCGTTGAATCCCACCACCTTGGAGCCCCCGCTGACCTGTAAGTGTAACTGCATGGTGGCGGTTGCGCCTAGTGTGATCAGGGACGATCCCATGATGGTGGCTACGCCGCCGCTGTTCTCCTTGGGAATTCCTTGAGTGAGTCCGTACAGGTTCCCGGAGTTATCTTTCAGGAAGGCTTGGGCAGCTGTATAGGAGGCAGAGGCATATCCAGACATGACGATATCATAGGTGCAGGCATAGATGCCTGTGGCGGGAGCGGTGAAGGTTGACGTGCCTGTGTTGAAGTTGGTATTTCGGTCAAATCTCACGCTGTCCAAGACTACCGTGTAGTCGGTTCCATCCCCCGTGGCATTCGAGGCGCCAGTGGTTTTATACGCCGAGAAAGCGCTTTGGGCGGCCCTGGTGATTTGGCTCGTCGCGGGGTCGTAGTGCTCAACGACGGTGCGCGTACTGGAGTGAACCGTCATCAGGTCCACACCCGTTCCGGCGGTCATGCCCCAATCTACGCCCTCGCCGTGGGCTCCGTACTGGCGGATAGCGAGCGCCGCGTTGTTGTGGTCCGTCGAGTTGGCGTAATTTGTCGCGATGATGCTAACGTTCGCCCAGCCGTTGAGGGTGTAGTCCCAGTCTAGGCAGGGGGAGATTCCCGAGATCGTCGTGGGAGCGCTGTACGGATAGGTCGCCCCGCACGCCTCGAACGCTGCTTGCCCGCCAAAAACGCCGTTCCCGATATTGGACACCGTCTCGCGCAGGAAGTGCGTGCCGTAGTTGTTCGGCGTAACCGCCATCACAATCGCACCCCCCGTCCCACTCAGGGTGGGGTTTTGCAGGATGGGAAACTCAAGGTCTGAAGAATACCCCTGGAATGCGTAAGAAGGGGAACCGCCGAAGCCCACCCATCCGGCCGTGCCATTATTGGGCGTTCCCGTTATTCCGCCCCCCAAAGACATGACGGGCTGCGAGAAGAAGTGCGCACCTTCATAGGGTGCATTTGTCCATGGCTTACAGCTTCCGTCCGTTGAGTTCATATCACATGGCTGAAACCCGATTTGTGGCGTGTCACCCGGAAAGGAAAGACGAATACCACCAGTGTATATTTTGTTGACGGACGGAAGGGGAAACACACACAGAGCGCAAACTGGAATATTGTTGGTGGCGTTTCCGCCAGCTATAGGCCCCACCCCCCAATATGCCAGAGGGGGGCTGTCGCTATAGCCACCTGCACCGTAGATGTATCCATAGTTATACATACTTTGCGCGGAATAATTGACAATCTGCCATTGGTCCGAGCCCAGAGAGACCACATCAACCGTCTCCCCGACCCTGACAGGAAGGACATTGCTATATCCAGAGCCCCCTCCGGTCGAACCGATGGGCTGAAAGCCAGCAATGTGGGTCCCGTCCTGAACGATCCCAATCGTGGTCGTGCCCACATTCTTGATCAGACGATGCAAGCCGCTCGGGCAGGCGCCAAAGTCCGTGACCGCGTTGCCCGAGGGGATGGTGGCCAGCAGATTTTCGCCCCATCCCGACTGACACAGATTCACCAACCCCGATCCAGTCGCGAAGGAAACCGATTGCCATTGGGTGGTGGCATAGTCCGTCTTGGACGCCCACGCCGAGTTCCATTGCGTCGGTGTCCAGACCTGACCCTGGAGGATCGGGGCATAGGGCACTGTCTGAGCGCTAGCCGCTGACGCCAATAGGCAAAGCAGGACAGCTAGTCGCTTCATGGTCAGTTGGCCTTCTGGCGCTTGTTGTAGGGGCGCTTTTGGCGAGGGTTGGCCGCGACAGATGACGCAGCCTGAAAGGCTTGGCTGGCCGCAGCTTGGGCCGGACCCTGAGCAGCGCTTTCTTTCGCCTTCAGCTGTGCGTTCTCTGCCTGTGTAGCCTGCATCTGCGCCATCATCTGCCGCATGGTCTCTTGCATGGAGTCCATTTGGGCGCGGAGGTTTTCAGCCTCGTTTGGCTGGTGGACGACTTCGGCGGGTTCCTTTTCCTCCGCGACTTCGGCGGCCTCAGGATCGTACTCGGGGTCATCCTCCGCACGTTGGATCAGGACTCCGTTCTTCCACATCGGATAAAGCTCAGGCTTGTAGGCTTCCACGGGGGACGAGGAGTGCGCCTTGACCCAGGCGGCCGGGTCCATCTTCCCGGCCCGTTCATAGCCCTGTGAGCGGTAATATTCCTCGTCATCCTCGTTCATCGCTGTGACGGGAGGCATTCGCTCTGGCGTCCCACGATAAGCCGGGGGCTTGATCATCACTCCGGCGGCGTTGACAACCTCAGTCCCCGGAATCGGAACCGGCTCGGACTTCTGAAACGCCGGGTGAGCCATCAAGATCGGATACTCGACATACCCCGCATCCTTGGCGGCTTGATCGACTTGCGACATTACGCAGGCTCCATGTTCATCGGCTCGGCTTCGGCAAGCTCGGCCTTTTGTTTCATGTAAAAAGCTTCTTGGGCTCTAGCAGAGAAGGTTCCCAGCGACCCATAGAGGTTGCCCCGCCAGCGTTTCTGGCCCCTGTGTGAAAACTCGATGTTTGGATCGACCCACAGCTCATAGCCAAGCGCCATGGCGTTCTGACCGAAGGCGTGATCCTCACCCCACCACTGGTGATCTGGACCAATCCCGGCATTGAAGAACCCCCGATAGCGCCGATTCACGCCATCAGAGCCCATTTCCATGAACCATGTGGGAGCCTCTTCGGGGGCCTTGTCCAGTTGCTTCGCAAGCGCCTCCAAGACCGAGCGATGTATCTTGGTGAACCCCGTGGGGATCATGGTCGCGCGGACCATTCCATCCCGCCGCTCAAGCTGGCCCTCGTTGCTATAGAGGGCAACCGGCCAGTCCTCGGTGTCCTGCTTTTTGGGATAGATGCCCGCGATGATAGGTTCGGGCCGGCTCAAGAACTCCACAACCTTTTCCGCAGGCCAGCCAATGTCATCATCGAGGAAGAACAGGTTCTCGGCCTCACCTTCGAGGAATTCCTCCACCAGCCGACACCGTGCTTTGGCGACGAACTGATCCCCCCCGATGGGGAGCCAGTTGATGCGTATGCCAGCTTGAAGGCACGCAAAGATGGTCTCAGTGTGGGCTTGGAGATATTCCAGGCTGACACTATGAGTGCGGCTAGGCGTGCAGAACGTGACGGAGGTCATGGGGCGTACTCTAACCTCACAACCTCCGCCAAACTAGCCCCCCAACACTCAGGAGCCTTTGATGATACCCATGCTGACAAGCGCGCCACGAATGCTCGTGCTATCGTCCGCATTGGCGATATCGACCATGCCGGTGGTCTGGTAGACGCAATTGCCCGCCCCCGGCGCCGGAACTTGGAAGTTGCCGATCACGTAGGCCTCTACCGGGGGAATGATCGCCGCAGCCGTGGTGTTGATGTAGTTGATCGCCAGGGTGTTGGTCGCCGAGACGCGGACCCCCGCAATGCCTAGTCCGGTGGTGGCGCTGGGCTTATTCACCCAAACGGGCGTCCCGGAGATCAGGCCCGTTACCGTGAAGGTCTGCTCGGCAGCGGTATTGGCCGCCACCGACACGGGCGTCAGGGCTTGCGTATAGACCACCAGCGGCGCAGCTGGGTTCTGCCGATAGACAACCTGATTGTAGGACAGGGCCGCAGTCGGGGTCGCGCCAGTGCCGATGCCAAGGAAATACATGGTCATCGTGTTGGCGCTGATGATCGAGAAGGCTGGAGAGGCCGCGTTGGTGGCCGCAGCCTGCGCGGTGGGCTGGGCAGGAGGGCCAACCGGGATATCCGTCGCCAAGGCCCCAGTGAAGGTGGTCGCACCGCCCGTGATCACCAAGCCCGCCCCAATCGCCCCGATGGTCCCAGCGTTCATCTGGAAGCCCATCAGATTGGAGAACGCATCAAGGCCAGGGAGAGCCCAGATGGTGTAAGCCTCCGAGGCGGTCGGGGTGATGGTCGCAGCCGTGACGTTAGCGAAGGTGATGCCCACGACGTTGCTGGACACGACACGGCAACCGACGATGTCCAAGCCGGCCTGAGAGGTGGGCTTGGAGACCTGCACGAGTTGGCCCAGCGAAAGGCCAAACCCGTTGGTCGGCGCGGTGACGGTGAACTGTTGCTCAGCCGTGGTGTTCGGAGCTACGGCAACCGGACTCAAGGTGGCGGAGACCGGAGGAATCCCCCTGAGGGACACCACCTTGTAGACTTCCGAGGCCGTGGGGGTGATCGTGGCGCCCGTGGCATTGGAGAACGTCACGGCGATCTGGTTGGCCGCCGAGGCCCGCACGTTGCCCATGCCCAACCCCGCCTGAGCCGTGGGCTTGTTGACATAGATCAGGTCCGTGGTCGCGATCAGGTTCGGGGTCGCCGTCACGGTGCCGGACTGCACCGTCATGGTGGACTCACCCGTGGTGATATTCGCCACCGCAGACGGGCTTTGCGTGGTAGACCAGGTGAAGATCGTGGCGCCAGGTTGCGGACCCAGTTGAGCCTCCGCCGGACTCGTCGGCTGAGGAACCGGCGTCGCGCCATAGAACCCGACTAGGTCAGTTGAGGAGATGCCAAGGAGGGTCCCCAACGAATTCCCGTCGCTAAGCTGGCGCGGGGCATTGGTCGGAGACGGTTGCGCAGTGGTCGTGCCCATATCTTGGGTCTCCTAGAAAACGCGCCCCACCGCCATTTGCAGCGGCAGGGGCTTGATGGTCGGGTTCGCCCAGCCAGTGATCCGGCCAGACTTGATCGAGAGGTTGATTGTCGCGTGGAGATCGTCGATGACGTCCTTGCCCATCGCAGGGCCTACCGGGATTTCCCCCTTCTCCGAGTCGTCCACCCACACTTGATATAGCCGACGCTCCAGCGGGGATTTCCACCCCGCCGGCATCGCAGCCTTCCGACCCCAAGGATTGATGGGGCTGAAGGGAATGTGCTCAGAGCCCGGCATCCGGGGGCCAGAGACGCGGTTCATGCGAAGGCCCCCTTATCGAGCACGATATTTCTCCACGCGCTCGCGGCCCACGCGCTGAAGAAGGCCCTCGTATCCCCCGAGGGCGATGTTACAGCGGTGGCACAGAAGCCCACGAACCTCTCCGCCAGCAGCCTTGAAGCCGTGATAGCCAGCGCCGATTTCGTGTTCGTGGTCGATGGACCACTTTCCCTTGCCGCCCGGCTCGGTTGTTTCACACAGCGCGCACTTTCCGCCTTGGCTTTCGAGCATGGCCGCGAAGGTCTCCGCAGTGAGTCCGTAGCGATCAAAGCGGCCAAACGCATCGTAGCGGCGCTTAACCAAAGCTGCATGATGTTCCGTGTTTTCGAGATAGCGGGCACGCGAGCGCGCAGACCGGCAGGCCTTGCACTCCGTCGTGTGTTTTCCCGTGTCACTCCGAACATAGAACTGATTCCAATCCTTGGTTTCCAAGCAGTAAGAGCACTGTTGCATTCCGCGTCCTCCGTTGAGTCGGAGGACAGTACGGGAATACGACTAGCCCGTCAATTAGATAAGCGAACCCCTAGGTCATTGTAATACTGGGCGGTGCCGTAAAGAACATCAATCCTCGTGGGCAGCACATCGTTGGTGACGTCATATGCTCTAATAATCCGCATCGAAATCCCCTTCCACATCTCACGACTACGGAAGTCCACCCCATCGGGCAGTTCGAGCGGGACGGTGACGAGGCCGATGGCGTCGCGACAGAAGCCCAGGTTGTTGAAGTAGGACGTGCTCTTGACCGGGGCAGTGGCGGCGCTGACCGTGGCGAGGTTGGCGGGCGAGGCGGAGGCGTTCTGATAGGCGCCCGAGATGTTGATTGACGGGAAGATGGACAGGGTGGCGTTACCGCCGGAGTCAGAGTTCACCGCGCTGGTGATGACGAAGTCCTTCAGGGCGCCGGTCGATTGGCGGTTCTGCGGGTTGACTTCGAAGACGCCCGCGAAGGTCACGACGTCGCCCGCGTTGAACAGGCCGGTGATGGAAGGCGTCCAGCCATTGGTGACGATGAGGTTGCCGGTCTGATTGGCGCCGTTGACCACGCCAGCGCCCGCGAAGGCTCCCCACATATGGGCTTGGGCGTTCTGGTCGACGTAGATCGAGAAGTTGGCGATGTTGGCGAGGAAGCCCTTCAGGGCCGGTTCGGACACCATGGTCACGAACAGGTTGCTGACACCGTTGGCAAGCGACCAGTAGGCCGCCGGGTTCAGGACCAAGGTCCGCCCATCCTGAGGAGCCGCAAGCTCGTCAAGCCGCTGGCCGACGTTGGCGAGGGATTGGAAGCTGGCGGGGAGGGTGCCCGCCGTACCCACGAGGTTGGAGAACGAGGAGAAGTTGGAGAAGACGGTGTAGTCAATCGAGTTGGCGATGGTGACCGCAGCGGGCTTCAGGTAGCGCTCGCTGAACTCCTCGATGGTGAGGGTCAAATCCTGCGAGGAGAACTGGAAATCGACGTGTTGCTGGTTCGAGATGGTGATCGAGGTGGAGGGCTCGGAGATGTTCTGGATGACCAGGCCAGGCCCGTTCGTGATGACGAAGCGGTTGGGCTTGCGGATCGTGATCGCGTTGCCGATCTTGACGAACTGGTTCTCAAACTGGCGATTGACCTTGCCGGCCATCACCAGATTGTTCTCCAGAATCACCAAGGTCTCCTTGGTGATCAGCGACGGAGTAAGAAGCGTATTGCTCATCGTTGGCCCTCACGGGGAGGGCCAGAGGACAGCCCGCCCTAGTTTGCTTTCCTGTTCGAAGAGGCGCGGTGGGCTGCGTACTCTTCCATGGTCATCTCGTTGGGGTCTTTCGGCCCCGAGTTATTGCGTGCGGCCAGAGGCTTGATCGGAGCTGGCTTGGGGGGCGGAGGGGCGGCCAGCTTCGCGCTGATCCTGCCAATCTCGTACACCTGCTTAGCCGGGCTCAGACCTGTGATCCGCTCCGCCACCTCCGGGTTCTGGCCCAGGTAGTAGGCAATCGCGGGTCCGTCCTCCGCCTCCAAGAGCGCCTGAGTCATCACCGCACTGACCTTGACGTCCTCGCTGAAGACATCATCGAAGTCCGGATGTTGCTCCTCGAAAGCCGCCACGCGCTCGTTGTAGGAATCGCGCAGGGTTTCGAATTGGCGAACTCGGTCTTGCTGAACCTGTTCTTGCTGGGCCTCAGCCTTGGCTTTCGCGGAGGCCTGTCGACCCGACCAGTCCACGAGCGCGTTGTCGTAAGCCTCTGGGTCCGTGAAGGTCTCCCGCGTCGGGCGGGGATCGTCCTTCGGTTGGTCCCTTTCGCCGACTAGCTTGGCCACCGTTTCGGTGAGCTGTGCCAGTTGCGTTTGGAGGGCTTGGCGCTCTTGTTCAGCGGCTTGGCGTTTGTTGCGCTCGCGCGCAAAGGCGGCGCGTTGCTGCGGGGAGGTCTTATCCTTCCCCTCGCCGGCCTCTTTGCCCTCGTCGGGCTGCGGGGGACCGTCCCCCTCGCCTTCGACCTTAGCCGAAGTATCCGCAGTATCGGGGGCATTATCTTTATTGTCAACTACCTCTGCTTCAGCCTCTTCTTGGGGCTTGGTGAGGTCAATGACCGGCTCGTCAGAAACTGAGGACAGCGACGGCTTGCCTACATTCACCAGCACATCAGCGTAGGGAATGCGGTCGCCGGGATTGGTGGCGGTGGCGAGTTCAACCATTGGTCACGTCCTTGGGGGCAGTAGCGGCTTGAATGCGCTTGTCAATCAGGGTCCTGATACCATCACAGGCCAAATCCGCCCAATCCCCCAGGCGGTCGCGAAGGGCATGCAGGTCTGGGGCGATCTCGTGGATGAACCGATCAGTGCCCACGTCGTAGGTCTTCAGCACATAGCCGTTTTCCGCCACAATGATCTCGGGGGGCTTAATGACGTACTCAAACCGAGGGGCCTCAGCCATCGGCCTTGGCTCCAGACGATGCCGGCTCAGGTTCGGGTTCATGGGCCATTTTATCCAAGTCTAGTTCATGGTCATGTTCTGCGGAGGCGCGGTCGAGAATGTGGGCGTGATGAGCCAGCGCGTGATCATGGGTCTCTGCCCGGCGAGCGCGCATCTCGGTCATGATGATATCAGCCGTAGCCCTGGCCTGCTCTGCGGCGATCTTCTTGGAGCTATCGTCGGACTTGACGAGCATGGCCAGAAGCTTGCTTTCGAAATTCGTCTCGATAGCCTGCAATTTCACATCGCGATCCGCCGCCTTGTCCTGAAGTGCCTTCATGGCCTGTTGCAGCTGAAGCGTCAGGTCTTTGGACTGCTTTTCGAGGTTCTGGATCAGCGCTTGGATTTGCGGCGGCACGTCCTTGACGTCTGCCGTGAGCATCTGGGGCGAAATGGCCTTGGCGAGCCTGGCCGCGATCTTCTCAGCCCCGGGCCAATCCATCTCGCTGGCGATGAGGTCCATGACCAGTTGCGCCGTCTGAGGCATGGCCTTGACGAACGCCATCATGGACTCGGACGCTTCCTGACGCTTGGTGGCGTAGGACGGTCCAATATCCACCGTCACCCCGTACTCACCAAATGAGGGGTTGAAGAACCTCTGAATACCCTTGGGGCCCTGCACTTCCTTGTAGGCCGACTCCAGATTGGGATCGATGGTGACGTTCTGCTCCGTGTCGTCCTCGCGCAGGATCGTCATGACCTGCTTGCGGTTGTAGACCTTGCCGATGGCCTGCACGAGCTGTCTGCCCAGGAATGTCAGCGCGCGGCCTAGATTGTCGTAGTAGTGGAACGCCCCAATATCCGTGTGACGCCCAAGCTCGCGGATCGCCCGACCGGACTCATCGTTCATGCGCTCCTGCATGGTAGCATCAAACCGGATGCCGGTCGTAGCTATCATGTTCTGTTCGGCCTGCTGTTTGGCCACCACTACCCCGTCGGGCACGCCTGGCGGGGGTTGGCGCTGCGGGGGTGGAGCAACGTTCCCATCTACAGACGTGCCCTTGTAGGTCAGATATGGCCTTGACCGCGTGTTGGCGGTCTTCCATTCTTGCTCGTGGCCTTCGAACTGTCCCTCTTCCCCGATGTAGGGGGCCTTAGGAGCAAGGGCGACGAATTCGGTGATCATCGAATCCCAATAATTCGCCATCCGCTGGGCGTCCTTAGCGTCGCGGATGATGCCAGATAGGACCACCTTGCCCTCGATATCAATCTCGTCCCCAATCACAGGGATGAGCGGAATCCAGTTCCCGATCCACTCGTTGGATTCGAGGACCTCCAAGGCCGTGGCCTTGTAATACATCACCTTGCGTTCGTAGCTCTCACGGTCTTCGATGATATCGACCGCGCCCTTTTTGATCCGAGCTTGTGTCACTTCGTCCAAATCGTCCCATAGGCCCGTGTACCCCGTGGACAAAGACACAAGCCGCTTGGGCTTCTGGACAACCTCGAAATACTCCGCGACCCGGATGCCGTCCTTGGTGATCCAGTTCTTGTAGCGCTCGCCTTGGCCGCCCTGATCCCATGGGATGAGTTGGGCTTTGGGATACTCCAGCTCGAACTCGTCTTCCGGGATGACCTCGGTTACGAAGCCGAAGCGAGCGTCTGACCCATCTGGCTCTTGCCTATCTGGGTCTAGGTAGACCGTGAAGGGATTGCGCACGCGCCGGATGACCAGCACTTGATCGAAGCTGTTCTCCGACTTCCATTCCGTGCCTAGGCGGATGTAGCCCCACCCCGACGTGACAGCGTCATCAAACGCTGTGTCATAGGCAATGTCGGCATGGCTATCGCGCTCGATGGAGCGGATCAGGCCCTTGTACATCTTCGCCGCCTCCTTGTCGGAGCGCGAGCCTACGGGACTGATGTTGATGGACGGGCGGTTTTCTCTGGCCGGGTTGGTGATCTGGTGGACGAAGGTCTTCATCCGGTTGTTGGTTAGGCAGGGTCGCTTGTCGGTGTTGCGCTGCTGCGCGACGTCCGCCGGCCACTGATTACCCGCCTTGAACTTGCGGTCATCGACGGCGGCTTTACGGTTGTCCGACTCCGCCGCAATACATCGCTCCATACGCTTGCGCATACGGGCGATGACCTTTTGATCTTCCTCGGCTGAGCCCTTCTTGTCCTTCTTGTCGTCGTGATCGGGCGGAATGTCTGGCCCGACCTTGTCGCCCCTACCCCTGATGACGTTGTCGTTGGGCTTGATCTTGTTCATGCCGGGCAGCACTTCAGGCAGGCTTAGCGTGCCCTTGGTGCGGGGCTTCTTGGGCGCGGCTGATTGCGGCTGGTCAACCACGTTGGCACACGTACTGAATCAACAGCCCACGCAACAAAGGGAGATGAAGCAGGTAGCCGTAGCCAGCGTCGCGCAGCATGTCGTCTTGAAGGGCGCGATACACATCGCCGTTCAAAATCAGAGTCGGTTCACCCACTGACAGCCCCGCTCTTAATCAAGCCCCGACGCCTCATCTCTGCACGCAACTTAGCCTGATCGTCCTCGCGGGTGACTTCATCGTCTCGCGTGCGAACGCTGCGGAAGGAGATTTCCGCTTCTCGGCGTAATAGGTCAAGGTCGCTCAACTCGGCATAGCTCAACGGAACACCATCTGCGCAAGCCCATAGACGAACATGGCCGCGATAACGAGGCAGACTGTAGCGAAGGACCAGCCGATGACGCGGGCAGGGCTCATGCGGTTGCTGTCTCATCCTTTGGATTAAGCGAGCTCGCCCAGTTCCAACCCCAACACAGGCGCAGAGAGGCGCCATATTGGTTCGCCCGCATGGTTCCGAACGCCTTCGTGCCCAGCGACTCCACATAGAGAGCAAGCGAGAACCACCACCAGCCGGTCCTGAATAGGTCGGCGTTGATGTCGTAGCTACGCTTGCGCCATGCCATCACGGGCAGCAGTAGGCGAAAGCCACCCAGAGAGTTACCAACGTCGTGGGGCTGAACCTTGCTGAATCCATAGCCCATCAGTTCACCACCCTCTTCGCCCGCGTGCGACGAGCCTTGCGGTTGGTTGGCAGGGTTAGAAGCTGCTTGGCGAGAGCGACAGCGCGCTCTAGTTCGTCCTTGGTCATGCCCACGGCTTGGATGGGGTAGTATGGCGGCTCGCGCTCACCCTCGGGCAGCAGATACTTGGGCAACATGATCCCGCCCGTAAGCCAGACGCGCATTGTCCCGTCAGGGTGGGCCGTGACCGAATATCCGGGCGTCTCATACTCATAGACGGCTGACCCATCAGCCGGATAGGTATCACGTAGGGGCGGGGGAATGGCGGCGCTCACAGTCCAAGAGCCTCGCCAAACAAGTTCCCAAGCGCCGCTGAAAACGGCGACGCGCCTGCGTTATACATGGCCTGTTGGTTCAGTTGGAGACTAGGCGTGGTGTAGGTTCCGACCATGTTGGCCATACCGGCGTTTTGCATCCATCCGGCCGTCAGAAACCATCCTGACAACTCCCGGACGGGAGTTCTGCGTGCGTTCGCGGCTCGGCAATAACGACCCGGCCGCTCCGGCTCGATCTCTGCGTAACCAAGGTCGTCGCTCATATGATAACCTCTCCCGGCGCATCTTCAGCGTCGATAGCGTCCAGTATAGCCGCCATCGCCCGCTCGCGCATCTCTCGGTAAGCCCTGCCTTCCGTCTCCGTAAGCATGGCATAATACTCCTGTCCCCGCTCGTCCGCCATACTGAGCCGTATGACTTCACAGTCCGTCAGCGGGGAGTAGGATTGGAACTGGATTACGCGCAAGCTTGCTCGACCATTTGAGACGCGAGCGCATTCATCGCCGGCATGAGGTATCGCTCCGAATACTCATCAATGGTAAGGGCGAGTTCGGAATCGGCGGTGAACGTTGCTGCGACAGGCGTGGCGTGCGCAATCGTGACCGTCTCGGCGGCGACCGGCCGCGCCAAAGCGGCGGCAGGCGCAACGGCCACACCGAACAGCAGCCCCAGAAATCCACGTCGGCCGAACCCGCTCACGATGCCATCCATCCACCAGAGCTATCGCTCACCCGCTCAGGCTCCTCTTTGGGCCTCGCCTGGCGAATGGCCTTCTTCACCCATTCGCCGCGACGATGCCAAGCCATGACAACCGAGTCCGCCTCGTCTGGCGATGATCCAACGCGGTCCTTCACTTGGCCCTTTTCTTCAAGCAGGATGTTGATGCCTCGAACCTTATACCTCACGGCGCATAATCCCGCCACCATTCTAGGGTCGGGCGGTAGCATGATGTCCTCGCCGCTCTCAGGGTCCAACGCCTCTCGAAACGCCCAATACATCTCGGCCCTTAGATTGGCATAACCCAAGCGCCCATCCTTAGACTTCTTCGCCGATCCCGCCGAGAACACCAGCGATGTACAGGCGATGTTGTGTTCACGCTTCAGCGCCGACACCACGCCTGAGCCCCAACCTCCGGTTCCATCAACGCTCATGTCGGCGTCGTTCTTCTGAACCACCACCATCATAGTCGCGACCTCGGCGATGTCCTCAATCTCAGCCGCCTTCTTGGTCACGATGGGCGCGAACCAGTTCTCTTCGTGCAGCGCAGCCACCGCGACCTTGTCAGGGCCGCCCTTGGCTGGGTCTGCGGCTACCGCCAGCATCCGTCTGCGCTTGGCTGGCGCGTTCTTCCACCGCTCCTGAGCCAGCTTCACCCACTCCGAGGGGATGACCTGCCATTCATGGTCTTCCCTGCCTGCCATGAAGTCGCCGTAGAGAAGCTGCGACCTCAGCGGCTCGGGCATGTTCTCCAGCGTGGCCCGGTAGTTCGTGTCGTTCAGATATGGGTTGTCGGCGAGCAGGGCGGGGATAAAGGTGCGAGACTGAGCGGTATAGCTCTGGCCCTTGTGCTCATAGCGTCCAGGCCCATCGACCCACACCACATCGCTGTCTGGCCTGATGGCCCACCTCAGCTCGCCAGGCATCGCGGGGCTTGGATACATCGGGTCCAGCCAAGGCGCGAACCACTCGACCAGCCAATCGCCCTCGCCACCTATCGGAGGGTTGGACGCGAACACGATGCGCGAGTGCTGGTCAGGATCGGTAGACCTCAGCCAGCCCATGACGAACGCTACCTTGGCCTTGTCAAGTTGCCCGGCCTCATCGAAGCAAATCAGGTCATGCGCCCGGCCCGTCCAGCCCTTCTCGGCTCCCGGCTTGTCGAGGGCGCCACACTCGATCAGCATGTTCTTGCGGCGCATGACCATGTCTTGGCCGTTGTAGCCGTCGCGTCCCGCGATATCCACAAGCCGCTCCTCAACGCCCCTCAGGTCCACGTAGGCTCGGCGGAAAACAACGGTTCGCTGGTGCTTGGTCAGGGCCAGGCCCAACAGAAGGTCGGTCTTGCCCCCGCCGGCCGCGCCTCCGTAAAGCAGGATGTCCGCGTTGGATTCGTAGGCTTGGGTCTGAGGCCCTGGGTTTGGTATCCACGGCGCGCTCAGCTCAGGGGCCAGCAGCTCATCTATCTCAGCCAGTTGCTTGGGCGAGAGTTCGGCTAGGATGCGCTCTAGGTCGGTTAGGGAGGTCACTCGGGAGGTGGCGGCAGGGGCATCCAATGCGTCGGCTTGTCTAGCTAATAGTCTACATCGTGACCGCCCACCCACGATAGGTGAAAGTACTCGCTGGTCCCGAATGTGACGAAACGACCAACCGAAATCATGTCCGGCCAAAGAAGCTTGTCGCCTCCGCCCGCTTGAAACACCAAGAAGTCGCTGCCGTCTCTAGGCGCGGTCTTTATCGGCTGCCACTCGCTCATCCCACGCACCCCAGCCAGTCGCCCAGGCGGTCCCAGAGAGAGCGGCGATAGCGATAGCGATAGGCATCCAGGAGGGTGGCGGCGCGCCAAAGCGGCTTCAGCCTTCTGTGCTCGGCGATGCATCTGCTCAGCCTTGGCGCGGAAATCTACCGAAGAGGCCGCCCCACGATGGATTCCCTGGGATGAGGTCATAGGGCTTCCCAGGGACGCTCAAGCCTGCGGCGGACTTGCCGGCTGATCTTGCTGGGCGCTGGCGCGTGTGCGTAGAACTCAGCCCGCCAAGCTGCTAAGCGCTTCTCTCGCCGAGCTGCTAGCTCTGTGCCAGGCGCTTGGCCCCAGCCAACCGTCCATTGGGACCTCTTACCTTCTGGACCGAGCGGGATATCAATGGCCCACTCTTCGTTAGCTCTCTGTCTCAACGTTTTCATTCCGTCTTCCCCTTAGCCCAAGGCGAGCCCTTTGGATCGGTCGGACCCCGACAGACGCGCACAACCTGATAGCCCGGCGGGATTGGGCCACCCTTATAAGGACCGATCAGCTTCATCGTAGGCTTGCCGGTCTTTACGTCACGTGGCGACAGGCGCTCGGAGAACTCCTTGGCCGTCGTCGGCTTCATGCCGGGAGGTAAGGCGACGCGCTGGCCACGCATCCAGACGTATTCCACGTCCGGGTCTTCAGGCTCGGCGGCCTTGGCGCGCCCATCAGGAGCCACGACCTTGAGTTTGCGCGGAGGCTTCGGAGCTGGTTCAGGAGGGTCCGCCTCAGCCATCACTGGCGCTCGGATCGTGGCCAGAACAGGCTCAGGCAAGGGGATTTGCCCAGCCATCCACATTTCGACCAGCATCGCCGGAATACCCAGCCGCTTGCCAGCCATGTCAGATGTGAAGCCCTCGCGCTCCATCCATGCGCCAAGCTCCTCGATCTCACTTGGAGGCATCAGCCGATCCCTTCATGGTGACATTCGTCTTGATGTGCAGCACGATGCTCTCGTGCAGGCTCGGCAGCATGTAGAGCTTCTGCCAGGCCACCGCCTGTTCATAAAGCTCCAACGGAAGCCGCAAGACAATCTGCTTGCGCTTGCCCTTCGACGGCCGACCCGTCTTGATAGCTGAAGCTCGCTTCATAGCAGCGGTGATATCAGGAACTCAGAGTTTAAGCTATCACAATCTCCGGCCTGATAGCAGAAACCTATTCCTCCGCAGAGCCCTTCGCCTTAGCCAGCAGCACAGCAAGGGCCTTGGCGCGGTCTCTGGGCGAGCTGATGATGATCGGCGGGTCTTCGTCAGAGCCGGCAATGGGCTGCACGCTCTTGCCGTCTACGCGGTCAGCTATCTCTTTGATAGCCGGAACGTCGCCCGCTATAGCTTTTTCCACCAGTTTAGCGGCTACTAGATTGAGTTTCTTTGTGATTTGTCCGTCAGCGTCTTCGGCCTCGCGGTGGAGCGCCAAGATAATGGCGTCTCGCATGAGCTTGTCGGGCTTGCCGCCCCTGGAGCTGTTGAGTCTGACCGCCACGCTTGTTCACTTGGGCCGGTTACAGGAATGCTCTTGTGCGCTGGAGGGCGCGGAATTCTTTGGTGATTTCAGCCTTGGGCACAAAATGCTGATCACAGGACCAAAGCTTGATGAGCTGGCGATGGGAGACTGAGGGGGCGGGCGCGGTCATCTTGCGCGCGGCGCGCTCAACGGCTCGATCAAGCATCTGGGCTCTGGTCATGCGGCGCGGGCCTTGGCCTTCATGGTCAGAACGCCGAGAACAATCAAATCGTCTGTCTCGGTCAAATCCCAGCCAAGCGGTTGTTTTTGAAGGCCATTGTGATCGACATAGCTGACGAGATTGGAGAGCATCGGCTTGCCGCAGCGAGCCCAGAAGCGCGCGTTCGGAAGCGTTTCCTTAGCCATGTCCACATGAACGGCCCACTCAAGAGCTGGGCGGAACGTGGGTTCATCGGCAGGGATTCGATTGCCAAATAACCGCGTCAGGAAGGCCGCATCATCGCGCGGAATGACCAGACTCATTTGCGCTTGGCCTTGTGTGGCTGGGGGCCAGGCTTGCCCTTGTCGCCCTTGGGGCCGATGATCTTGGGGGAGTCGGAGCGGGTTTGATCCTTCGGCGGCGATTTGAAGTTCACATTGGATTTGGGAGGGTGAGCCCACATTCCGAGGTTGTGGATGGCCTTATGCTTCTTCATTGGCCTTAGCCGCCTCCAAGCGCCTGCGCGCGTCTAGCGCGATCTGCATGTGACGGCGGACCTCTGGATCAGTCGTTGCCGCAAGGATGGATTCCCACTTCTCAATGGGATCGTTCTGAGTGGCCTTGAATGCAGCGTAGGCTATCGCGTTCAAGGCCGACTCCTCAGATCACTTGAGCCAGTTTTTCCCGTCGTAACGCTCCAGTTTGTGAGCGTCAGCAGGAGCGCTGGTTGGGATCATGATCTTGCCGCCGTTTGGGCGCGATCCTGACCCGACGGCGGTGTTCTGCATCGCGGAACCACCCTTCGAACTCGGCATAACGCCGCCGACATCTCCCTTTAACATAACCGTACCCTCGCGAGGTGTGAAACAGATGGGGGAGTTTAGCCTAGCGCTAGCGTCTGCGCAAATTGAAAGAGGCCGCCGCGAGATGATCCAAGCGGCGGCCAGTGGGGAGGTGGGATCAGCGAGATGGGCTGACGGCTGATAATGGCACGGTCGCAGCACACTCGCCAGACGCTTGTGCATGGCGCTCCAAAACGCCGCGATTGAGACCGCGCGCGGCCATTTCGTGGTACAACTCCGCCACCGCGACCAAGTTCTCTTTCTCTCGCTTTTCGAGGGCTCCAGTATGCCCGCAGCCGAGCCACTCTTCGTCTTCAAGCCGGACAATGTAAGCGCGCAGTTCGGCCTTGCGCATTCGCACCAATTGTCGATGCGACGGCCTCTCGCTCATGGCTCACCCTCTGACAGGGCGGCTTGGATCATGGCTTTCCAAGCGAGTCGCGCCGACACCGATGGAAACTCCTCTGGACCCTCAGAGAGGGCCACCGACCCCGCGTGTGCCATCTCCCTAGTTGGGGTCAGCATAGCGGAGATTGCAGCTCGGGCGGCGTCCAAGTAGTCTCCGCGCATAGGCTCGTTGATGTCGCGGAACCGGCCTCCGCGCTCGCCTCTACTCACGTTCCAATCATGTTTTGTTTCGAAGGCGTTGTCGAAATCATCGCCGAGCCCAGAGGCTATAGCCCTTGCGACACGTTCGAGGAGGGATTGGGAGTGGGTCACGGCGTAGCCTCAGCGGGCTCGGAAAGAGCTTTCCAGCGCTCAAACGTGATCTTGGTCGAGCGCGAGAGGAACCTGCAAACCATCCTGCGGCCGTTGTCAAAATCGGCCACCACAATGCGCGTTTGGCCAAGTTCATCGAACCAGCCAACACAGTCGGTTAGCACGCCCAGACCCTCTCCGAGTGGCCCCAAGAGCCTGCGAGAGCTGTCTAGCGTCATGGAGCAGCGCTCCCATTCAGGCTTGACGCGAGGCGGAGCGAAGCCACTGGCGTATAGGTCGCTCACGTCTTCTCTCCGGTGTTTCTATCTGCGTAGCGGGCGCGCTGGAGGGCGCGATTGGCGATGAGCTGGCGTTCGTCCCGAGCCGGTATCCATTGGCTTTCCAGGGCGTCGATCTTGGCCATGCGGGCGCGTTCGTCCTGCGTCATCCAATCTCGCCAGCGCGGCTTTTTCTTCTCATAGAGCATGGCCGTTCGTCGCACAAAATAAAATGAGGTTCAAGCATGAAAATCGCTTGACCCGGTCGGCGTCCTCACTCAATGTGGTGAGGCAAGGGAGACACGAGATGACCTACCAACGCACCTCTTACGACGACGCCAAGGACGCGGCCAAGGTTCGCATCACGCATTGCACCAAGTCCGGTCATGGCATCACCATTCAGAATGGTGCGCCGGCTCCGAGCGGACGTGGCGTTACCAAGTGGGATGATACCCACTACACCTTAACCGACCGCGCGATGGATGCCTATCAGGCCCAGTTCGCTCGCGGCGAAGTCGTCACCGATTTCTAACCCCACATCGAACGAGGAGAGACGCAGATGACCAAGCCAATCGCAATTGTCGCGGACAGCTACGGCCATGAGCACCACGTCACAATCACTCGCAGCCGCGCCAGCATCACGCGCACCCGTCCCGGCTGGGATAAGGCGGTCACGTTCTACGCCCCGGCTTGGCGGCCGATGATCATGCAGGATTATGCTGCTGCCCAGTGCAAGATCGAGCGTCATCCGAACTTTATCCGCTGGGACGCCTAACCACCACATCGAAGCGCTACGGCGTGAGGGAGAAGAGAGATGAGCAGCAAGACCACCACTACCGCTCTGAGCGACACAGAAATTGAGCTGCTGAAAGTGGCCCTTGAGGCGGCTGCAGCCCGATGGAACGAATGGGACGCCTCTTGGACCGGCACTCCGGCGAGCGGCATTTGGCGCCAGCAAGCCGCTGAGGCGCAAGCGCTGGCCGTGAAACTCGCCGGGGCCGACAGCGTCGACCTGTACTTCAACCTTCCGTCTTCCTTGGATGAAATCTTCGCTGAATCGGAAGCCTAACACAGGAGAACCCACCACATGAACCGCAAGAACTTCCCTCGCCGCAAGGCCGCCCGTCAAGCCGCTGCACTTGCTCGGCACAATGGCCAGCCCGTCACTGATCATCTGATCAATCGGGGCGTCTGCGTCACGACCGATATCCATCGTGTCGGAAAGCAGAACCCGCGTTACGCGCCGGGCAAGTAAGCTCCATGACATCCGGGGGACCAAATACCCCCGCCGTTAGGCTCCCAGTCCCCCCGGCTGTGGAGCCTGAGGGCGTAGGAAGACATGGTTCCTCCCAGGACTTTCATCAGCATATTGCGGCGCGTCCAAGTACGCTGCCCCCAGCCACCAAAAGGAAGACAGATGAGCGACGAGATTGATACTGAAGCTTTACTATACACCGTCTTGCGCTCCCTCGCAAACCGAGCGGCCCAAGGGGCGGCCTATTCTTCATGGAGCGACGAGTTCGCCCGCAAGGAAGTCCGTGAAGTGTGGGCCGACAAACCATCCATCTTCCGCGAGCGGATCGTCCAGCGCGTCACCGTCGCCGATCTCCAAGCCGTTCCCGTCGAGTCGCTGAACCTGCTGGGCTTCGGCAACTGGGATGATGACCTTACGCTCATTCCTCTCTGGGCTTGGAACTACATCGCGGATGGCGAGGAACTGACCTCCATCAATGGCGAGACCAAGCGCAAAGGGGTTGAGGAAATCGACCTTGACGTTCGGTTCGGCTGCATCGCCTGCGGATTCAAGACAGCCGCTAAAGCTACTGGAGAAACGAAATGACCGCCCTCCAAAACGTTGACCAAGCCGAGGTCGAGCTACGCGACCACTGCCAAGCCAACCACGCTGATGGAGCCGTGACCTACACGGAAGACTCCAAGCGCCTTGAGGACATGGCCGAGTTCGTGGTGGCGCTCTCTAAGGTCGTGGCTCCTGCTATCAGTAAGCTTCACTCCAGAGACAACCCTAACCCTACGCCAGTGGGAGATGTGGCGAGGTTGGTTGCGGAGGCCTTGGATAGAGACTTGAGCCAGCCAGCCGCCGCTTTGCTTTGCGCGCAGGTGGAGTATCTGCTGTCCAAGCCTGAAACCGTCGCTGTATAATCTAGCGGAAATCTGGGAAAAAGGATAGTCTGATGGGACGCGAAGTTAGAATGGTTCCGGCCGATTGGGTCCATCCGCGCAAGAATACTGGCCTCTTCATCCCGCTGAAAGGCGGCTCTTATGGCAAAGATGCTGCCGAGTGGGACTTTGCGCGGGCTCAGTGGCAGGCCGGGCTTCAGGAGGTATGGCATTATGACCGGCCCTCCGAATGGAAGCCCAAAGAAGACTCGGCCCTTGAATGCGTCACCTACACCGAGTGGGCTGGTGATCGCCCGTCGCCTGACGATTACATGCCCGATTGGTCACCAGAACAGCGGACGCACTTCATGATGTATGAGGACACGTCAGAAGGGACCCCGCTTTCGCCAGCCTTCGCCACGGCCGAGGAATTGGCGCGGTGGCTAGCCGACAATGGCGCCAGCTCCTTCGGAGACATGACCGCATCCTACGAACAGTGGCTATCCACCATCAAGCGCGGATCGGCCATCAGCATGGTCATGGATGGCAATGGCATACGCTCGGGCGTGGAAGCCATGGCAGCCCCACAGGCTCAGCCATGACCTTCGACCAAGAACTCGGAGACTGCGACGAGGAGGAGCTGATTGGCTCTTGGAGGCCGGTGTATGCGCCTGGACGGAGGGTTGTTTCCCTGAGCGTTGGGGAATGGATCGGCTACGGATTGCTTTTCGGGGTCTGTGCGTCTTGTACGTTCGGGGTCTGTGTGGCGATTTGGCTTTTTACCACATCGGTAAGGTAATGAGCGAACTTAGACAAGAGCAATGCGAGTATTGCGACGGCGGATGGTGCGAAGGCCCCCCAATTGCTACTCCGGACGGACCGTACTATCCTTCATATCGCTGCACTGCGTGCAGCGGCGACGGGTGGATTATAGTCGAATACAGGCCCGTGGAGGAAGAGGATTTGTGGGTTGAGTACGGCGGGGTCGAAGACGGTGAAGACCCAAACTGGTACTGATCCATGACCAGCAAGCGCCTAGATGGCGCCACACCACGTCGAGGGATGACCAAGAAGCGCCGTCAAGCTGCATATGATCGGGCTGGCGGTCGCTGCCAAGCGTGCGGTTGTTCGCTTGCCGGTGGGTTCGAGGTGGATCATGTTTTGCCACTTGCCCTCGGCGGATCGGAAGAACCAGACAATCTGGAATGTCTCTGTCTCATCCATCACGATTTCAAGACCAAAGCTGATGTCGCCCGGATAGCCAAGGCTAAACGCCAGCGCGCCATGTCAGAGCCTCGCAAGCCCTCCAAATGGGCTCAGGTGCGGCCCCAAGCGGCCCAGGACGCCGATTCCGACACTTCCCGCTCATCCGTGAAGCCAAAGCGGAAATGGGCCTCTAGGCCGTTTCCTGTGGGGGAAGAGGAAGATGAGGGTAAGGGGCTTTTCGAGGTAGGTGGTTCTATCTCCTCACGAAGTGCGGGCAGCGGAACTCGGCGCCGACCTCGAAAAACTGGCTCTGGACTCCGCAGCTTTCGCATCGACCATCCCGCCAATTCGCGCAATTGATCGCGACGGGCTCGTTGCCGTGCGCCATGCGCTCTTCAAAGCGACCACGATCGACGCCTCGGCGGAATGCCGCCTGCACGCGCACATCTAGGTCGCGGGCGCTCAAGATGAACACGCCGTCGGAGATGTTCGTTCTCACGGCCGCTCCTAACTCTTCTGTTTGGGTTGGATCATGCCGCGATCCTCGCCGCCCCAATGGGCTCGTCGCACGTCCATCCGAAGCGGCGCGCGCGCAGAGCAGCCATCACGCCGCGTCGGATTTCTCGGCCGGTCAGGTTTTCGTGGACGATCGATTGAAGCTCAGGAACGGTGTGACGGACCTTCCCGCCATGCGGCCGAGCCAAGGCCAGAAGCTCCGGCTTGAGCAGCAGCCAGAACAAGGCGCGGTTGTCATATCGGTCATGATCGGCTGTGATGCGCCTGTGGCCAAGTCCCGAGAAGCCGTCATCGGTCTCCATCAGCCATTCGACGCGCCAGCGATCTGCAAAATCAAGCGCCCTGATCGGCTCTTCCCACTTCGGCGCGTAGCAAACCAGCACCGGGCCTCCGATGCGCAGGCCGAACTTCACCTGTCGCTCCAAGCGGCTCAGGGTGTCGAGTTCGCTCTTGATCTCTAACACCGCAAGGCGATCTTCCGTGATCGCCGCAAGGTCAAGCCGGACGCCTCCCAGATCGAACTCATGGACGATCCGCGCTCCTGGAAAACTGTCGCGTAACAGGCGCTCGGCCTTCTCTCGGATGCGCGCTTCAGCTTGGGATGCCATCGCGCCCAGCTCCTATGATTTCATCGCTTCGGCGGTGCAGTCGCCGATCCGGGGACGGTCCTCAAAACAAGCGTCCACGCTCTGCACAATCTCGTAGTCGCGGTAGATCGTGCCATCCTTCGCTAGGTGGTAGCCGTCGTCGCTTTGATTGAGATGGCTCAAGAACCAGTAATCAGCTTGGGACTTGCCAAGGAGTCGCTCGCCGATCACCTGCTTGTACATGTAATGGCGCTTGCGGCGGCGGCCGGTGAAGTGGAACACCTTCAGGATGTCGCCTCGCATGATTTCGCGCCCCGTCTTGTCGTATGCTTTGCCCACCGGCCGCTCCTATCTTGACCGAGGCCGCGACGACGCGAAGGCTGTTTTCCGGCCGCAGTCCCAGCGCTGGCACGTCTTTTCCGAACCGGGCGGGCAGATACAGCCCCTCGGCGGATCAATGACACGGACGGCCGGGCGAGGCTGGCATGGGGCCGTTCGCTGGCAGCCGTAGCGGAGGCAATTTGGGTTGTTGCAGCAGTCCATGGGATGCGGTCGGCTCCTAATTCTGTTGGCCGTAAAGGTGATGATAGGTCGCCCATCGCGCCACCGGATCAGTCTCGAATTGATCGGGCTCGCAGCACGAGAAATCCGGGCAGCACTCGTTGTCGATCTCGTTGTGGCGCGAACTGCCTTGCGCCCAATTCAGCGCCTGGATTCTGGCCCGTTCGCGGTACTGATGGCGCTCGCCGGGGGTCATTGCCGCTCCTAAGTCTTGGGTTCGTCGGGCTTCGGCTTGCCGAAGCGGTTCCAGCACCACGTGCGGCCCGGTTCACGGCCGATCTGCGCCTTGATGGCCGCAAGCCGCGCCTTGTCGTTGGCATACTCTCGGCTGCGCCAGATGAACTCCGCCGTCCTGAGTTGGTCGGGGGTCAGTTCAATGGGGTTGCCCCGCTTGCCCTTCGCTCCAGCCCTGCCGGCGCTGGCGATGTCCGCGACGCCCTCCACGATCATCTGGCCCAAGATGCCATCCTGATCGGTGCGGCATCCACTCTCGCCCACCATCACCACCCCACCGGCCGCCCTGATGGCATCGACGCGCTTGGCCATGATGTTCTTGCGCACGGTCGGTGTCCCGATCCACGGCGCCAGGCAGAACAGCCGGCGCACCACCACCACGCTGCCCGGCCGCAAAGACCGGATCAGGGCGTCGATCTGCTTGCCGGTCCTGTCCTCGGTGTAGTGCTCGCACTCGATGCCCACCGGCGGCAGATGTTCGAGCTGCCACTTCGCGCTGAAGCGAGGCGTCTTGCCGGGCTGCGGATTGATGTAGCAGCGAAAATCATCCATGTGCGGAAATTACACACGTATTTGTGGACACGCAAGCCAGACGGTCATATATTCCGCTCAGACCGAACACGGACCGCCCGCGATGACCGACCTTTCACAAACCCCCGCGACTGAGACGCTCACCACGTCCGAGGACCATGACCGGGTCCACGCGATCCCGAGTTACCGGCGTTGGTACGAGGGGCGTCACGACTGGTGCTGGAAATGGGCGCAGAAGCAGCGCGCCAAGGCATCGAAGATGCGCGCGAGCGCAGAGGCGAAGTACCGAGCCGAGCTGGAACGCATCGCCGACTGGGAGAACGAACACAGCAGCGATGACGCTGCCTATAAGGCCTGGAGCGCGGCCGATGAGCGCCGTTACTGGCCTTTGCGGAGGGTGTGACCAATGATGCGCCTGCACTTGGTCCTGATGTTTAGCCGCCTGCTCGGCCTGCACGCCTACGTAGCTGGCATGGGCACCTGCCTCAACGTGGTTGTTGAGCGGTGGGAAGACCTGTGAAAGTTCACCTTCACGCCGAGCAATTCGACGGTGCGCTCCACACGACTTGCGGTCGCGCCGACGACAGGACAGCTCACATTGTCCACGACGAGGAGTTTGAATCCACCCCGCATGCGGCCCGCTGCGCTTACTGCGAGGCGTCATACTGGCCGCACGGCGGATGGACCGACCGCGCGGCTTGGGCCTGAGAGGAAGGAAAACGCCCGGATGAGCGACCAAGCCGACGAAGCGACCCCGGCCGAACAGGTCGAAAGCCACACCCAGAACATCCGCTCCTACGCCCAGGACCTGCTTGACAACGGCCACCTGTTCGGCGGCCAGGTCGGCAGCGTCATGGCGATCCTTCGCGGCCCGAGAGGAGACCGTGTCGCGCGCGTCCTTCTCAGGCACTGGCTGGAAGCGTCGTCGCTGCACTGGCTGGCCAGGTTCATTCCGTAGCCAAGAAGAAGGAAAACGCCGGATGATGCCTAAGAGGCCAACTAAGCGAGCCGCGCTGAGCGCCCTGGAGGTTCTGACGGCCTACGTAGAGTCGATGAACCAAGAGCGGTCTCCCTTCGGGCTGGACCCGTTTTGCTGCGGATTGCTGACGCATCTTCGGAGACTCAAGCGCTCCATGACCGGCGAGAAGGATTAGCCCGATGACCGAGGCCCGATCAGCCAAGCTCCAGTCACACCGTCTCGTTGATGACTGCGTCGTGCGAGAGGGAGACGGAATTACAGCCCGGTGCATTTGCGGATGGGAATCACGCGGGCATGTCACGTCCCTGGGGGCCTCGGGGGCTTTCCAGGATCACAAGGACGCCGCCACCCGCGTCGAGAACAAGGATTAACCCCGGATGAGCGAGATGACGCCAGCCACCGCTGAACAGGCGCAGGAATCCTACCGCAAGGAGGCGCGCTTTCATGCCGTGTGTCAGTCCATCGTGGCGGAAGAGATGAAGCGAGCGCGCCGGGCGCTGGAGGAAGTGGAAACCAGTGAGCCTTGGCGCGCCAGCCAAATCTGCGACCGGATCGCTACCGCTGTCGCCGCGCGTGTGCTTCAGACCGTCTACCAGAACGATGGCGAGATTGCCTACTGGAAGAGTCTGGGCGAGCGCATCAGCTCTAGCGCGATGGAGATGGCCCTCGCCAGCCCGATGCCGATTCTCGTCACCGACATCGGCTCCCTCAAGAACAAGGATTAGCCCCGTGGACCAGCTATCGAAGCCCACCTACGAATCGCTAGAGCAGACTGTCGATCAGTTTCGGGCGGATCGCCGGAGACTTCGCGATGCGTTGGAGCTGGCCGCGACAGCCCTTCGCGGCGTTCTCGACGCCGATCTCGTGCCCACGGGTCGGACAGTCAAATCGGCGTTTGAGCATGCCGCTCAGACGCTAACCGCAATCCAGTAGGAAAACGCCCGGATGATCAGCTACGGCCAAACCATCAGGTGGACCGATTTCGATGGAACGATCAGCCGCATCACGAATAGCGGCTATGACAGTGCCGATGAGGCGCGACATGAGGCGATTGAACGCGCGCGAGAACTCGGGTGGACGCCGCCAAAATGGTGGCAGTTCTGGCGATGGGACGATACCCGCATCAAATTGGAAGGCTAGCCCCGCTCCTAGGGCTTTCCAAGGGGGTTTGAGGAGTTCAGAACCGGGCTTGGCTGGGGTCTGTGTGTGGACGAGGGAACCCTTAGCCCTCGCCATCAAAGGCTTTCCGAGGCTGTGTGTCTGATGCGCGTCGCCATCCACTCGCCCAGCTTGGCCGTCGCCTCTTCCGCGAAGAACTCCATCTCGGCTCCCGAAACTCGGTCGTGAATCCACAGATACCGGGATTGATCGGGCGAGACGTGGTATTCTAGCTCGACTCCCTTGAGATGCCACTCGGCTTGCAAGGAGCCGTCGCCGCCAGGGCAGAGGGCAACCGGAGGCGTTTGATCTGTCGCGCTCCAGGCCACGTCCACCACGACGCGCGCTAAGACCTTAGCCGATAGAACCGGCCCACCGTAGCCATCCCAATTCGGCTTCAACTCGGAAAGCCTCTTGAGCTGATAAACGAGCGAGTCTCTGAAGGTCGGTGTCATCTCAGCTCCTCAAGCTCTCCGAGAGGGTCTTGAATAAGTGTTTCATGTGGGCGTTTTGTTGGGGCCGAGCGGGCGTCATGTTTCACACAATCCGCCGTCGCATCCGGTTTGGCTCGCGTTTGGCCCGTCGCCATCGTCCAGTAGGTCTAGCTGGGCCGAGTTGTACTTTCCGCGCGCCGATTTGGCCCAATCAACAACCTCGCGGATTCCCGTCGCGCCCATCTTGCGGGCTGGCCTGAACATGGTGCGGGGCTTTCCATTGGACGTGTAGCCTAGATCATGCTCGACGCGCTCAACCCACGCAACCGCGACCTCAGGAGCCGCCAGAAGCCCCTTGCGGCCGGTGTTGACGCACAGCATGCACTCCCGCGATTTGTGGGGCAGAACGGCATGGCCAGCGCGGAGGATCAGCGCATCCCGCATCTCGGCCGTGTGGGCGTATAGCGGCTGCCAGACGAGTCGGCCGCCGTGCAAGGGGCTTTCCTCTACCCACTCGACCGTATCGGAGCGCTCTTGGCTTTCCGCCGCTCGTTTGCCGTTGACGCAGATGAGGGCCTTCTCGGGATCGCGTTCGGCAAGCCACTTCAGCGTCGGCCCAAGTTTTAGCGCCTCCGTGCAGAACTGCATCCCTTGGCGCGGCCACGCTTTCTTGTGGTGAACCAGGGCCTCCATGCCGATTGAGACCGTCCGGTCGGTTTGATACCCTAGCGAGTGCGCCCAACGCTCCATGCGGGCGACACGATCAAGCCAGCCTTCTTCGTCGCCATTCGGCGGCATTGGCCAGCCCGTGTCGTTGTAGAGGCACAGCACGCCAATCACCCCTCGCTCGTGCAGGAATTGCACCGTGGCGATGGTGTCATTCCCCCAGCTTGCGCCCGCGACGAATTTCATTTCATGCCTGCTTTCCGGGCCGCTCCAACTTCGGCGGCAAGTTCGCGAAGTCGTTCCCCCATCTGCTTTCGTTCGTTCGCATCTTGAGCCGGAGGCGTCGGAGCGCCATCAAGGCGCGCGACGGCAACGACGGCGGGGATAGTATCCCTCTGCTCTGTAGGAGCAGAGATACTATCCTGTGAAGGTGATTGTGAATGGCACACTCGGAGCACCTGCTTGGAGAGTGCTCGGCGAGTGCTCGGAGCACACCCCTCTTTTCTGGCCTTGATGGCGGCCTGTTTTGCCTTGGCGGCCTTGCGGGCCTTGGCGCTTCTGGCGCGGGCCTTGACTAGCTCTTGGTCGGACCTCTTTTGGGTCCAGCGTCCTGATTTCAAAGAGAAAAACACGGACACCTTTGCCCATGTCGCTGGCCATTCGGTTGGAGGACATCGGCATATCAGAGCGAGCGTTTCGTGATCATCCGGAGGGGGGCCGTTGACCCAATAATCCATCAGAAGAAGCATGTAAGCGCCCACTTCAGAGCGATTTAAACGCATCGTATGCTTCTGAAAATCGCCCAAAAAAATGGGCATAAAAACGTCTGGTTTTTTGCTCACGCCCGGATCACCCGAACACCGCAAGCCTCGGCCCTCGCAACCATGTCGGCCGTGCCACGACCGCCTGCGAAGGCGATCACCGCATCAGGCTTTCCCTCGGCAAGCATCCGCTGATTTCGAAATGGTCCCGCGCTCTTGCCGTACTTCCGCCAGTTGGCCTTGAACTCAATGGTTTTGACGCCATCCGACGCAGCTCTAGCGCCCCATTCCGCCGCCGCTTGGTCTGCGCCCGTGGCGCCCCCGTGGATCAGGACAGCGATGTTCGCGCCCAGCTCGGCGGGGGCGTAGTGCTCTAGATAATGCCAGACAGCATCAGCCGGATAGTCGCGTCCGCCGCACACGAGAACGCGCAGGGGCTTGCCCGAAACGCGGTATGTCTGTAAATTGGTCCTAGTCATTCGCGCGACCCTCCAGCGAGCGCGGTTGATGAAGGCGGGGGGGCTGAGCGGATAACTCGCTCCCTCGCCGCCCCCCACTCTACCAGAACAGCCTTAGCCTTCAACCCCTTCCTTCTCGAAAAGCCTCGTGGTAGATGAGGGACTATGTACGGCGGCGATCCCACCATTGACCGACAGACCCCCGCGTTGATCGCGGATGGGGTAATCGGTAGCCCATCAGGCTTTGGTCCTGAGAGCGCAGGTTCGACCCCTGCTCCGCGAACCACGCGAACACACACGCCACGACCGTAACGCCCATCTGGGCGTAGCTCAGCGGTAGAGCGCCGCGCTTGGGACGCGGAGGTCGTAGGTTCAATCCCTGTCGCCCAGACCAATCTAGGCCAGCGTAGCTCAGCCCGGTAGAGCAACGAGTCCGTACCTCGTGGGTCGCCAGTTCGAATCTAGGCCGTTGGCTCCATTCCACTTCCCCCGCCCAGCCCAACGCGCTAAGCTATACGAGCTGCGGCGTCAGGCGCTGGAATCATCCCGCACGCGAGGACGCTCGCCACAGAGACCAGGGGGCGCCGCAGCGCCTACCTCAGCCGATAGCCCATCACACCATTCAGAACCGCCCACTTCCTGAAAGGCCCCGTAAGCCATTCCTGCTTGGCAGGGCTTGCCATGATGAGGGTGTCGCCGTCCAGTTCACAGCCATCGAACCACTTACGGGCGCGCTCGTCTTGAAAGCGCAGATGGAAGGCCGCACGTAGCCCTTGATCTGGGAATAGAACCTCTGGCTTGGGGGTTGGTATAAACTCCTCGTGGGCTCGCCAATGCTCCCACCTTCCCCACCGGAGCCAGCGATGGAAGCCAGGCGCTCCAGACTCTTTCCGGTGCTCCTTGTCCTCGGAGGCGTAGCGCTTTACCCTAGAGGCTAGATCAGGCTCACCAAGCACTCCAGCTATCTCGCACCAGATGGGCCAGGATTCCTTGCGTGAGGAGCGTAGGCGCCCGGTCTCAGGATATGCCTGCCAAGCCTCCTCAAACGCCGGAGACGTGCTCACCACAACGGGTGACTTGCGTCTGGGCTTGAGCCTTACGACGTTGGTCATGATGGACGAATGAGCGCCCTCCAGAGGGCCAAATCAAGCTCTCTGGCAGTCGTATCGAGATAGGCGGCGATCTGGCCCAGCTTCCATTGCTCGACAAGCTTCCGCCGCGCTATCTGGAGCTGGAGATCGGATAAGACGCCGAAGTGATCCCGGCGCATGTAGGGGCCGCGAGCGCTACGCATATCTGCGGATCGCTCTTTCGAGGTCGCGCAATGTGACCTTCTCGCCAGGCTGGACGGCTAGGAGATGATGTCGGCTGCAATAAGGGCCTTCCCGAGGCTTCGTGGCTCCGCAGAATAACTGAGCCCCCGACTCGCCCACGGGCCATTTGCAGCGCCGCTCGTTCAGGTCCATCAATCGCACAGCTGTTTGCGACGGTTCGTACTGAACCTCCGGACGTGGATCACGTATAATGCCAGGCGATAGGCCGGTGAATCTGGTCATGGGCTTATCGGGTTTGGGTTTGCGAGGAGCGGGTTTAGAGCTACGCGGGACTTGAGGGCGAGGATGGGAGCCGTTCGGACCCGCTACGCCAGTGCGTGTCAAATGTCCGAGAACGGCTCCGCGAGAAATCCCTAGCGCCTCGCCTATCTCGCCGCCGCTCTTGCCCGCTATCCAGAGGCCAACGGCTTTAGCGTGCCATTCATCGGACCATGCGTCGTTGTAGCCCATCATGCCGCTTCCGAGAGGTGAAAGACAACCTTCATCACCCGGTCCCAAATCTCCCGAGCGTGGCCTTCGGCCATCCGGTAGCCACAGCCGCTGACGTTTTCGATCTTCGCCGCAAAGCCCAAGTCCTTGAGTTGGCTGCGCAAAGTGCTAACGTACACGACGACAGAGCTCTCGCTGAGGTCGGAGCCGGAAACTAGGCACTCGGTCTGACACGTAAGCCCAGCGCGGCGAATCAAGCGGGCCAGAATCATCGCCTGCGCACCGCGCCCGATGAAGTACTTCTGGACGGCCAGCTCGAACCCAAGCCATTCAAGCTCGCTAGGCTCACTCATCCCCTCACCTCCCGCTCAAGCTGTAGGGTGACAAGACGCTTCAACTCTTCCTGAGCACGCCGTGCGACTCCAGACCTGCCAGATGCGGCCTTGGCTTGGAGGCTGGATAGGTCGGTTCGGAGGGGGATGAAGCGGACGCTCATGCGAGGACTCCCAAGTCCTTGACGCCGACTAGGATCGCTGGCGGCCGACGTGGTTCCTTTTGCGTGTCGCGCCAAAGATGCAGACAGAACGAATGGTTGTTCACGTAGTCAGCCTCAGGGGGATGGAACTGCACAACCGTTTCGTCGGGAGCCCAGAAGAGGCTTTTCACGAAGCACATTTCTGGCCAGTTTGGACAACGTCGGCGAGTTGAAACGCTGACATGCTCCCAGCCCTCGGAGTCGGGAAAGTCGGCGTTTGAAGCGATGATCTTGAGTTCTTCACCGCGCGGCCCTTGGATGATGAAGCATCCCGTTGAGCCCCACGAATCATCAGACCCGAGCGGGCCGTTCCGAACGCGGGCGCCAAATAGCCGAGGGTCTGGGATCGCCCTCATGCTATCCTCCAGACACGCACGCCGCCCTCAACCTTGCGAACGGTGAACTTCTTATCGGTGTCGGAAGCCAAGATGCTTGCCGTGACGCGGACAGACCGAAGCTTGTCGGTCTCCACAAAACAGGACTGATTCACCTTGAGCGAGCCAATCGCCCCGCGCATGGAGGGGCCAGGCAGTTCGACATCGTCGCTGACTTCAATTCTCATGATCCGAGCGATACCATGCAATAAAATTGATTGCAACGGGTTGACACGCGATAACACGCCTGTACTGTCTCCTCAGGTCCGGCGAGCAAGCCCCAAGCCCCCCCCATTGCTCGTCGGGCCGCTAAGGAGAGATCAGATGCCCAAGGTGCTCACCAAGAAGGCCGCCAAGGATTACCCGGATGCGGGGATCAAGAAGGGAGAGAGCTATTACAGCTGGAGCATGAAAGTGCCCAGCGGCGGCGGCTGGTACAGTGCCAAGCGCCGAAGCAAAACTTATCCCAGCCGGTCTCAGCTGACCACCTCGGCATTCTTGGGCGCAGTCTATGCGGCTCAGGACTCCATTGATGCGGCGGATGATCCCGACGTTCTCCGCGCAGTCGCAGAGGAAATCCGCGATCTGGGCACAGAGCAAGAGGAAAAGTTCGAGAACATGCCCGAGGGCCTTCAGCAGGGCTCAACGGGCCAGCTCTTAGAAGAGCGCCGCGACGGCTGCGAATCTTGGGCCGACGAAATCGAGCAGGCCGCTGACGATTGGGAGCACGCCATCAGCGACTACGAAGATGCGATGGCTACCGAGCGCGGCGAAGACGAAGATGAGCCCGACGAGGTTGACCCGGCCGATTTCAAGGGCGACTGCGGCGGTCCCTTCTGATCAACGCCTAACCATTTACCCCCACTCGTTGGGTATGGGAGAGAGAAGATGGCCGCTAAGGCTAAAGAGGCTACCGAGGTGGTGATTCACGGCGTGAAGGGATTCGATAAAGACCTTCGATGCTTGAATTTCCCGTTTTCGCTGGGCGAGACCTTCAAACACGACGGCCCCGTGAAGGCTTGCGCGAGCGGCTTCCACTGCGTGACGGGCCATCCCCTCGCCGTCTTCGGCTACTACGCCCCCGCTGGTTCTCGCTTCTGCAAGGTGGAGATTAGTGGCAAAACCCACTCCGATGATGATACCAAAACCGCCGCCGAAATCCTAGCGGTGGGCCGCGAAATCGGCATCACCGATCTGGTCAACGAGGCGATTTCGTGGGTGACGGCGCGCAGCCATCCTGAAGGCATTCACGCCACTGGAGACCAAGGCGCGTCCTCCGCCACTGGAACCCGAGGCGCGTCCTCCGCCACTGGATACCAAGGCGCGTCCTCCGCCACTGGAACCCAAGGCGCGTCCTCCGCCACTGGATACCAAGGCGCGTCCTCCGCCACTGGAGACCAAGGCGCGTCCTCCGCCACTGGATACCAAGGCGCGTCCTCCGCCACTGGAACCCGAGGCGCGGCTCTCGCTATCGGCTACGAAAGCAAAGTCATGGGGGCCGAAGGGAACGTACTGTTCTCCATCGAGCGAACGGAGAATGGCGACGTGCTATCGGCCGCGTGCGGGATCGTGGGTCAGAAAGGCATCAAAGCCGGACGCTGGTACAGGTCCGTGCGTGGCAAGCTTGTGGAGGCGGTGTGATCATGAATTTCAGCGCTGACCAATCAGCCGACAACGTCGGCGATGCCGCACGGCAACTCCGGGAGGAACAATAAATGAATCCCCCTTCCCCACCCACACCCCCCAATCCCACCGTAGGAGATGGAAAGTGATCTCTCCGCACGAGGACCCGCAAACGGCGCAAGAGTTTCGCTTGGCGGACTATGAGGCAGAGCTGACGCTATGCGAGAGCCATCAACGGGTGAACAGCGCTGGAGCTGGTGGGAAGACGCCATCGAAGGACGAGAGCCACCTGTTCACGAAGATGAGCCCCACGCCGGTTTCTACGCCGTCCGAAAGTTCCAATACGGGCGATGGCCGCAAGGCCCGTGGATACCGGCCCGCATCTGGTGGGAACCGAGCGAAATAGACCCTGAGACCGGAGAGCTTCTGTCCGACGAGCGCTGTTGCGCCGAGATTGACGGAAAGCCGGTAGACCCTTGGAGAACGTGGACATGGATGGCGCACAAACCAATACCCGAGAGCGAGTGGAAGTGGCTGAGGGCGTTGAGCCCGCTTCTCCCCAAAACGATACCCCCTCGCACTCGCTGAGTCTCGCCGAGCGCCTGGCCGAAATCCGCGCTGGCGCCTTCGGCATCGGCAAGGACAATATAGAGATGTCCTACACCGACAAGAAGACCGGCGAGCGCAAGAAGTTCATGATCAAAGGCCACACAGTAGAGGCCGTGTTGTCGGAAATGCGTCCGCTGCTCAACGATAACCGCGTGCTCCTGATCCCTAATCTGGTCGAACGTGCCTACAACGGCAACCGCTGTGACGTGCTGGTGGACTTCGAATGGGAGAGCCTAGACGATCCCAAGGACCGCCGCATAGTGCGCTGGGCTGGCGCCGGGACCGACGACGGCGACAAGGGCTTCTCCAAGGCTGGAACCAACGCCCTCAAGGAGCATCTAAAAAAGCTGTTCCTGATCACAGACCGCGACGACGCGAAGGAAGAAGAAGACAAGGTCGAGCACAAGACCGGAGACGGTGCCAGTCGCGCCGATCTGGACCATGCTCGCGACGAGCGTCGGGCCGCAATTGAGCAGTGGGCAAAGACTTTCAAGGAAGCCCTGTCCAACGCCGTATCGGTCAAGGACATCCAGCGCCTGCATCGCGAGAACGCCGAACAGCTGGGCTCCAAGGACCTGCCTGAGGTCACGCGCTCGTTCTTCAATGAACTGATCGAAACGCGCAAGGCGGCGATCATCAAGGCGGACTCTGAGGAATGACCCGCGCCCTTCTCATCCTTGCCAGCGAAGCAGAGAAGATCAAGGCTATCGGCTGGATCAAGAAAGCACCATGGAACACCCGCGTTGAGTTCAAAGCTGCGCGCAGGTCTCCTGACCAAAATTCTTTGATGTGGTGCCTGCTTACTGAATTGGCAGAGCAACTTCGATGGCATAATCTTAAACTGTCGGCCGAAGACTACAAGGACTTGCTTTCTGCCGGGCTGCGCCGAGAGGTTCGCACGGTTCCTAACATCACTGGCGACGGCTTCGTGCTCCTCGGAATGCGGACTTCGGATATGGGCCGCGACGAGATGAGCCAGATGATCGAGCTTTGTTACGCTTTCGGGGCGCGGCATGGCGTGACCTTCAGAGAACCGGAGACAGTGGGATGAGCGAGCACCTGGACCTGAAATGGGGAACCGTCAAAGGCTGGAGCGGTCTAAGCGAAGCGTCCCAAGAGATCATGAAGCGCTTCTTCGCGGACGGCATGTGCATGTCCGCCATGGCCGACCATCCCGACGAGAACCGTAGGCGCATCCTCTGCGAACTGATCGACCAGTTGGACGGAGTAATCTGGAACGATTGGGATGACGTCGAGATGACCAAGGATGAGGCCAAGCGGTACGTCACTGAGTACGGAGTTAAGTCATGATCTCCGGGGGCAGCGCTCTTGAGGCGCGCCGCACGGACGGTGATGAAGGTCCTGGGAGGAATAGAAAATGACTAACCTAACCCCCCAACGGATAGAGGAAGTGACCGAGGCAATCCGCGCGAAGCTCGGGCCCCTTTTCCCCGGCGAGACGGGCGCTGCCGTTGCGCGCGAGTTGGCCGAAGCCGCATTATCCGCCCTTCCCATCTCAGGCCCAACTCGGGAAGAGGTGGCGAGGATTATTGATCCTCAGGCTTGGCGGCCTGACGAGGAACTGTATCCCCTCAACGAGCTTGGACGCCAGAGATATCGCGAAGAGCATCAGGGCTGGGCGCTCAGGAAGGCAGATCAAATCCTAGCCCTTCTTCCCCACTCTGACCAATCAGCACGGATAGGGGAACTGGAGAGAGCGCTGCGTGAGGTCATGCCAACCAATCGGACGGCGACACCGAGCGTCTAGACGATGCGATAGAGGCCGCCAAGGTCCTTCTCTCTCCTACAGGAGGCGATCATGGGTGAGGTGAATCTGAGCCGAGACAGAGCGTGGTATCTGTCGCGCTACACCACCCTTCCCGGCTGGCGCATCGATTCTCTGGACGGCGTAAAGATATGGCGCAGTCACCGAGACCAGCTTATCAAGCGCGGGCTCTTGGAGCAATCAGGGGAAGGCCGCTCGGCTATGTTCCGCATCACCGACGCCGGCCGCCAAGCCCTCCAACCCCC